AGAACGGGCAGATTGTTCCGTTAGGTTTGGATGAGCAGGACACGCCTCCGGTACTGACGGCAATCGTCAGAGGCCGGAAGATGCCGGTGCGTAACTCATCGGGTGTTTATGGAGGTGAGGAGTGGTCTAACAATCCGGTGGATATTCTCCGTTTCATAATGACGGACTCCAAGTTTGTGAATGTTGATGAAGCATTCATGGACGACGCGGTTCTCCATCTAACCGCGCAACATTGCGACGCTCCGATTCTCGATGATTCGGGTTCACAGATTATCGTTATCCCAAGCATTGAGGAACCGATCGCAGGTGATGCGTTTTCCCGGTATCGAGCAACAGGAATCTATACGCCTCGTTATTTCCTCTACAACAATCTTGGAGACGGATCGCTCATTCCCGAGTTTGTGGATGGGCCATATATCGGTATCGATCAGGGTGGTTCACTTCCCGATCCGAGCGTATCAACTGATCCGACGTTTCTAAGTCAGAAACCCTTAATCAAGAGATACACGTTCAACTCAACGATTAGTGAGGAAGTTAGGGCCACAGACTTCATCAACAAGACTCTCCTCCCGTCCTTCAAAGGCTTTTTAAGAGTCAACAAGAACGGGAAGATAGAGATCCGCTCAGAAGTCTCTTCCGACTCCACGAGACTGCGAACGGCAACGGCAGTGGGAGCGACTTCAATCCCTGTTTTAGACGTGACTCCGTGGAAGACAGGGCCGGAACTCTTGAAGGGGCGAGTCCTACTAGGCTTTGGATTAACTACCAGTGAGGTTAGAACGCCCTCCGCCGCTGATTATTCCACGTCAGGTAACGCGATAACCCTCACGGCGTCGGGAAGCGGCACAGTGACCGCTACAGCGTCAGGAGCCACGCTCTCAGGTGGGTCTACATCTGTTCCAGCAACGGGGACGATAACGATCGGCGGCGGTTCAACTGTTCCGGCTGGCGTGAGCTATCAGAATGACTTCGGGATGACGACTGGAGCGGGCGGAGCGATTACCGTCACGTCAGGAGGTTGGGGTAATTCCGGTGCCGCAACAGTTGCATCAATCGCACTGGCTGATGACGGTCAATTTGGTGGCGTGTTAGGACTTGGCACGATTGTTTTGGGCTTAGGCTATTCGGACTCTCCGACCACTAACACCGATCTGGAATATGGACTGCAGTTGAATGGGCCATCAGGCATTGCGAGTTTGATTATCAGTGGGGCCGCTCCGGTCGCCTTGATTCCCTGCTCTCCTGGAGATCGCTTTGATGTGATCAAACAGGATGGAGTGATTCGCTTCACTAAGAACGGAGCAATCATCAATACCGGCAGCATAGCCATTCCCGCTGTCACGGGAACGCTCTACGGGAACGTGGTCGGATTCACCAATGGCGCGAATCTTACCTCTGCGGAAATGGGCACAGCAGATGTAGCAGGCGGCACGGTCAACATTGCTATTGGCGGAATTGCAGTTAGCTACGAGTTTGGGGCCGACGTGATCGAAGGCATCGCAGCCATGATCGCCGCGTACATCAATGCTAATCAGAGATTGAATAAGTTTATTCGGGCGACGTGGGATTCAAGCAATCCTGAAGTAATCACGATTACTTGTCTACACGGGGCGTTGACTGTCCCTGCTTTACTCAAAGCTCACACAACGGCACTAGCCGATCCTACTTCTGCACCCACAGCAGCAGGATCGTCAGGCGGATCACTTCCGGCAGGCACTTATTTTCTGGCGTATTCAGATGTGAATGCGATCGGTGAGACTTATCTAACTGCTTCGGCTTCTGTAGTCGTGACGGCTAATCAGAAGATCGACGTGAGTTCCATTGCTGCGTTAGTCGGCACCTCGAGAAATTACTATCTGAGTGAGAGTGCAGGATCGACAAATCTCCGTTTCGTTGCTAACCGCACAAACAACACTAATTTCTCGATCACTGATGTTCCTGAAGTCGGGGCCGCGCAGTCTCCAACCTGGAACCAGACCGCAGAGGAACTATTAAGAGTTGCGAAGTCCTTTGCTACTAATTCACAGGATATTTATCCCGAGTGGAAAGCATCGTTCGGGGTAACGATGAGCGACACTTATCTCCCGACTGTTTTGAATGGTCATAAGTATCAGGTCACTACCGCAGGCACGACAGGCACCACAGAACCCACTTGGCCCACAACCGCAGGAGGTACTGTTGCTAGTGGGACAGCGGTCTTCACCGAAACAGGATCGACTGTCTTAGCGCAAGCCGGACTATCACGATCGAATGTAATTAAGAACTCCTTCAAGTGGCCTTTGGGTTCAAGACAGTCGACAGTCAACCAGATCAAGACTGCATATCGCTCGGCTAAGGATGACTTCGCCCTTCAACCTCTGACAGTTAATGACTACACGCATCAAGCCTATGTAAAGAAGAAATATCCGTTGGAGATCGATCTAAGTGGTGTCGATAACTTCAACCAGGCTAAACGTCTGTGCAATTTCAATCTCTCGAAGTATCGGGAAGGCGATCATTTCCATGCTCTCGGTACTGGGCCGTCAGGTCTGGTACTCGAAGAAGGAGACGTGATTTGCACGTCTGATGATTCAGGCGGGTTGATAAACGTAGTAACAAGAATTGAAGAATTAAGAATCACCAAAGACCATGACGTTTATATAACGCAGGCGCGTAGATACTCCACTTTAATGTTTTCTGATGACGTGGGTTCGCATCGGATTCCTCTAGCTTCCACTCTCAGATTCGCAGCCACTAAAGACACACTAGCAGAGTTCATCGACACGATAGCTATTCGAGATTCAGATGCGATGGTGCCCGGCTTCAAGATTGCTCTGTCTCACGATCTAGCTGTCGAAGGAGACTGGCGTGGAGCTTCTGTGTGGGCCGACTTTGGTGATGGCTACAAGTTCTTAAAGAAGCATGACGTAGCAGCGACAATTGGCACGTGTGACACCACACTCGGAGCCGTCAGCGACATAGAAGTCTTCGATGAGATCAATACAGTTGATTTCACCCTTGACTATGAGGATGGACAGTTTGGCGATGACATGACTGAAGCCGAGTTGCTAGCTAACCCTTATCGTCGGCTGTTCTTAATTGGTGATGAGTATGTACAAGCAGGCACTAACGTCTCGAATGGAAGCCGCTCGTACACTGAATCGGACTTCTTACGCGGTAGGTTTGAAACTGATGATGATGTGATTCATTCAGCGAGTGAGCGCGTGGTCTATATGAATGGGGCAGAGATATTTGTTGAACTGCCGATCTCTCAAGTGGGCATTCCGTTCAATATAAAAGTTGTCACTACGAATCAGGACGTTGCAGATGCGACAGCGATTCCGTTTACGTGGGCGGGGAATAATGTTCGACCGCGCAAGATTACAGAGATCTACATTGCCAAAGACGGATCGAATGATTGGTTAATTCAATTCTTGGGCCATCCGCGACCGTTTGAAATGCCCGCTGAGTATGTGGTTGAGATTTGGGAAGACCACACGCGAAACGATCCGACCAAACTAAAACGGAGACTCCCCGTTACGGAGGGAACGACGCACGCGTGCTTGCTGAATTCGTCAGGGTCAACCTATGTGCAGGAAGACGATCCCGAAGGTGTACCAGGGGGTCTTATTCGCGTTGAAGATACTCACGCTGATAAGAACAATCTACACGGAGACGGCATTGCGGATGTCAACGGTCAAACGCTCGAAGACATCAAGAACACGTTCACTCGTTTCAGTTTCACGTTGGCGATTGAAGACTCAGGTACTGGCATAGGTAAATCGGTGAGTGCTGGACTGATTAGCGAAGATGGAGTCACAACACCACCGACATTCAATACAAGCCTCTCGCCCGCTGTAGTGAGGTTGTCCGATGACACAGGAACAGTAAACGAGATTGTTTCTACCTACGGCACAACAGTCTCATCCAGCACACTAGGAAGTGGTGGTGATATTTCCCAACGGTACGCCATCATTCTGAGCGGCACTGAGTATCGCGTTTATCGAGACTATGAGGCCGCAGGCGGGCAAGTGCCGTTAGCAATTATCCCTGCTCCAAGCGCAGGGTTCCCGTTCCCTCTGCGATTGAAAATGAACATCGACCAAATCAACGGCGATGAAGTACACGTCACTAACGTCACCGCAGGCGGCGCACTTAGACCAACAACCATCTATTCCTTGGCGGAACAACTGGAGGATTTCGGGGTTGAGCAGAGCATGTTATTTCTCCGCATCTACCAGAAAGGCAGATATGCAGACATCGGAGATCCGGTTGACTTCTAAAACTCAACAGGAAGGTTGTCAGGGTCGCTCTTGGTGCAAATTAGATTGCGCCCGACCTTGCGGCAGGTACGCTCGACGGGTAGCGGGGCGGTAACAGCTTCACCCGCAGACAGGCGACTAAAGCGGTCGCGTGATGGTTCAAATGGGTCTGCCGCAAAAGGGGCACGAAGTAGAAGCATAAACAACGTAAAGGTGTGGAACATGTGTGGAATCGACTCGTTTCTTTGAGGTTTTCAACCTAGCACTGAGAGTACCAGCAACCTCCGCACCGTTCAAAGCGAAAGGCGTACAAATGGCGGACGACATTAAAGACGTGAGACCAAGACAAGTGACTGACATTCGGATTGAACGCGATGGGCCATACGACTTGATTTGCTTCACCTCGGAGTCTCACCCCGAAGAAGAGCCAATGGACTACACCTTAGAGATTTGGAAAGACGATAAACGTGGCTGAAGGAATAGGACTCACTAAAGAAGTAACTACGCTGCTGACTCCCTCGAAGTACGGGACGGTTCGCGCATGGTTCGACGCCTCACAAGAATCATTTGCTAACGATGATGCAGTAGCTAACTTCTCTGACTGGTCAGGGAATAATTACGATCTCCTCCAAGCTACGGGAGCGAATAAACCTCTCTTCAAGCTCAACGCTGCTAATGGGCGTCCAGCGTTGCTCTTTGATGGGGTCAACGACCGGATGGCTACGGCAAGTTTCGGGTCGAGTCCTCAGCCGATAACTATCTACCTGGTTGCTAAATCCACAGGGTCAACAGCCGCGCACAGAGTCTTAGCTGATGGTATCGGGGCGAGCAATCGGCATCTCATTTACTCAGCGATCTCCACCGGACTCCCGACGTTCGGGGCGGGTTCGGCTGTTCAAGGATTTGAAGACTTCGGGGATGACTGGTTCCTGATTACCGCAGTTTTCAACGGCGCAGATTCAAAGTTCATCGTTAATGACATTCTCTCTGCTACAGGGAACATCGGCACACAAACACTCACGGGAATAACTCTTGGTTCCGCGCACGATGGATCATCTCCGTGGGCCGGATACATTGCCCAAGCGATTTACTTTGACGGAACTCTAACCACTGACAGCGATTACACCGTCAGACGAGCCTTGCAAGCGCAGTACAAGATTCCTTATTTCGATCCATCTTCGATCTCAGGTCTGCACAGTAAGTACATGGCCGACACGCTGAGACTCCGAGATGGAGAACTCGTAGACGAATGGGAAGATACTGTTAGCGCAAAGAACGTCCTGCAAGCGACAGCAGCCGATCAGCCTGCACTAATCCGTGATGAATTGAATCACCATCCGGTCTTGAGATTTGATGTAACTAACTACCTCACGTCTGATTCGTTCACGACGATCAACCAACCAAGAACATTCTTTATAGTCGCTAAGAATAGTTCCACCGCAGCGCATCACGTTTTGTTTGATGGTGTCTCCGCTCCACCACAAAACCAGATGTACTTTGAGAACTCAACAGGAAAGTTAGTTATCTCTGCGGGTACAGAACTTAAAACTACTTACGGAGTCGGGACTGACTGGGCGGTGTGGGTAGCGGTCTACAACGGATCGTCGTCGGCCATCTATCAAAACGGGGAGCAGATAGCATCAGGAACGGCAAACACTCAAGGACTTGATCGGTTCAGAATTGGCGCGCTTCACAACGCCACGTTTCCATTTCTTGGTGACTACTACGCGCTGCTCCATTGGGACGGCGATCTGTCCGCTTCAAACAGTCTCCTTATCATTGTCGGGTGGCTAAGAGTCCTTACTGCACTTTACGATCCGATTCCTCTGCCGACGTTACCAGCCATCTTCTTTGCTGATTACGATCTGAATCAACCGAACTATGGATCATACTCAGGTGATTCCATTCGGGTAGTAGATTCAGGAGCCGGAATACATGAGATTGGATTCGATGCGAATGGGAAACTAGACCGAGCACAGGCAGATGCCATCGAACCGGATCTAAAAGTAACAATCATTTATGACAAGTCGGGAAACGGGCGGAACGCGACGGCAACAGGTGGTGACTGGCTGTTGAAGTGGGACGTTCGCGGCGTTCCTTACCTCGAAGCGCAACACGTTGACGCTCGCTTTAAGACTGCCTCAACGTACAGTTGGGCCGCTCCAAAAGTGTTTTCCGTCGCTTCGACCAACGACGATGAGACGAACACTTATCTATGGGACTTGGGTGGCAATTTCTTTGCCTACAACGCGACCACAGAAGCAGTCTATGACTTACCTACATATCCACCGAACTTAGGGTTTGCTTATAACGGGACGCAGTTGTTTTCTCCGGTCTTCACGCCTGACAGTTTTCCTCTTTACACGAATGAGACGGCACCAGGACTACATCATCGCTATGTAAAGTTCCAAGCAGGCAATGATGAACTGTGGGCCGACGGTGCGCTACTCGTAACCGCTGGCAATGCAGGAGACACGGGACGCACAGGAGCAATCTGCATTGGCAACTTTGATACAGGAGGCTTTGGCGGCCTACAGCGTTACTACGATCTCAAGGTTGTCGAAGGCGCGATCACCGACGCTAATCGAGATACGATCATCGCTTATCAACAAGAGAACTCGCAGTGTAATCAGGAACACGTTTGCGTCGTACTTGGTGACTCACTCGCCTATGGATATGACGGAGGATCGATCTACAGCGCACCGTTGCTAGGGAGCCTCAGCGATCATCTGCAAGACGCGTTAGGGATGGAGTGGAACGTCTGGAACATGGGCCGGACAGGTGATACCACTGGAGAAGTCATCAGCAGTGGGATTCTGGACTATGCGATTGAAAAGTATCGTCCGGGTAAGTTGAACAAAGTCATTCTCAATGGTTGCTTTAACGACTTCAATGATGATGTTGCGGTAGCGACGACTAAAGCAAACTTGATAACCACTATCTCGACTCTACAAGCCGCAGGGTTTGAAGTTTATCTAAGGACACCCCCGCGATCGGCATTCACAAGCGAGAACTGGAAAGGCTATGACGCTTACCGTGCGGGCTTGATTACGTGGATGCTAGCGGGAACGTCCGGCGCGAATGGGATTGTTGATGAGACTGGAGATCCAAACATAGGAACCAGTGGAGACCCAACCAATACGACTTACTTCTTTAGTGACAAGATCCACGGCAAGAGTCCTTACTATCAGATCGTTGCTGACTTAGCGTTACCGTTCATTGTTCCGTAGGACTGACAGCGTTATAATTCAGGGCATGAAAACGCTAACCCTTCAGAGTGGTACAGGCCAAACCGTAGACGTTCAACGCCCTTGCGATCTGCACGGAACTAACATGATCATCACTCAAACAATGAGTGGGCGTGAGTATGTTGATGTTAGTTGGAAATGCGAGATCGCTGGATGTGAATACGTCGTGCGGTATGAAGTTCCACCTGAGACCGCTTTCCCGAATACCTTTCCAAAAGAGACGCTAATGAGCGAGACGCTTTCGTTTGGCCGACGCGCTCCTATGCATACACTCTGGCCCTGCTAAGCAAAATGCAAAGACGCTCCTTCATCGGTGCTTTAATAGGTGGTCTAGCGGCCCTGCCGTTAGTGAATCGTTTTGTGTCGGCGGCTCCGACAGAATCGGACCGTTATGTGATGGACGCTGTTCATTTGAACGATGCTGACTACGGAAGAATGGTAGAAAGCTGGCTTGACCGCTCAGGCAATGGAAACCACCTCATACAGAACGACGTTGTGAAGCGACCACAGTACCGCGTTGAGGTTCGCGGAATCCATGATAGTGATGACAGCGCACCAAGACGCGTTTTCCTCGTTGACGAACCTCGCGTCACTTACACCGCCAAGATGCAGGAAATGGACTTCGGTTACACTCAAGCCGAAGTTTCCCTCTACGTAGTTCCTCTCTAAAACTTAAATATCTTTCCAGTTGTAGTCTGTCCTCGCAGTTATCCAGTCTGCTTTGGAAGGTGTTTACATGGCCGTTTGCACAGTTACAGGAATAACTCAAGGTCTTGCTCTGAACTCACTCACGGGTTTAGTTGAGTTCGTCCCCGTTGCAGGCGTCAAAATCTTCGTTAAGAAGATCAATCTTTCCGGCACAATAATCCAATACAGAGAAAAGAAAGTCGCTACCTCAAACTCTCTCGGTGAGGTCGAGTTTGAGCTTCCCCGTGCTTGCAACGCACTGATTGAGGGGCCATTCATAATCGGGTCAACCGACTTCTCAAGTGGAGTGTGGGTATCAATCCCTGACGCTGCTACGGCAGACTTAGAAGACTTGGGTGAGGCTGTTGTATTAGTTCCTAATGCAATGGCCGAACATCTAGCGGCGGCTGATCCTCATGCTCAATATCTTCTAGCCGCAGAAGGGGCCGCGTTAATCACGGCTCACGAAGCAGCGGTTAATCCACATCCGACATATCTAACGCAAGCCGAAGGCGATGGCCTATATGGGCCAAAACAAGACTTCATAGTTGGGGATTACGCATCACTAGCACTTGCGGTGGCAGGGGCGACGGCGGTAGGCGGAACGCTGATCATTAACTCAGCGGCGACTTGTCCGACGAACTTAACGGTTCCGGCAGATGTCACTTTGCAGTTCACGCGCAAGGGTTCAATCTCGATTACTACAGGCGCAACGCTCACTATCGTTGGTCCAATTCAAGCAAGTCCTGTTCAAATCTTTAGTAATGCCGTCAGTGGACAGGGAACGGTTTCTTTCGCAGGCAACACGTCGTTAGAAAAGGTTTACCCGCAATGGTGGGGCGCAGTCGGTGACGGATCAACTGACATTCGTGCAGCGGCTCAGGCAGCTCTCGACGCGGTGGGAACAGCGGGGGGCGGTTCGGTACATTTCATTGCCGCCTCAAGCGGTTATTACACGACCGGATCGCTCCGCCCGTCATCGAACACCACTGTTTCAGGAGACGGCTATCTCTCGCAAATCAAATGCCCTACTGCGGGCTGGACGTTATCGTATCCAACGAACTACGGCATCATCAACATTGACCGGAAATCGAATGTTCGCGTCACAGGTCTGAGGATTACCGGAACCAACTCAGTCGCTACCGCAACCACAGCTCCAAAACTCATTTTCCTTGATGGAACACTAGCAAGCCCGATAACAAACATTCAGATCGACCACAATTCTTTCGACACGACAGTTGATGAGGGCATTTGGCAGGGTGGCGCTCAGGCTTACATTACCAAGATAGATATTTCAAACAACTACTTTACCAACATTGCCTACAAGGGAACGGCCTACGGTGGCCTGCCGACGATTCAGTTCAACGCTGAAGAAGGCACGATCTCCAATAACCGTTTTTATCAAGTAGGGATGGCGATCGGGGCTTCAGGCGCGAGAATCACGATTACAGGAAACGTAGTAAAGGATGTCTCAGCCAACGCGATTTCTATTGGAGATGACACAGAGATCGGCGTCACTACTATTACCGGAAACACCGTCGAGTTTAATGAGCAGGCCTCGGGAAGTTCGCGCTCTGGCATATTGCTAGGTGGAGGCGTAACGAATCGATCAGCAGTAGTAAGCGGCAATATGGTTCGACTCATAGGCACGGCGGGAATAGGCAGCGCACGTTGTTATTACGTTGAAAATATTGGCGATGCTTTGGTGGTGGGTAATTGGGCGGAGATTCAGGTTCGGGGCAGAGGATTTGTAGTTGTAGGAACGGCGGCGGGGTCAACTGTTGACCTTAGATCCAACACCGTGAAGATCGTCTCTGAAAGTGGAACGTCGCTAGCTTTTAACGCTCGGCCAAATGGTGGCGGACAGACTCTCAACTTAATCTCTTCTGACAATCATGTATACGGCATCAGCGGAGAAGGTCAGGGATCGTTTGCCTACGACTACAGAGACGCTGGAGGTGGAACGCTTAATTCGGTTTCACAAGGGGATTGTGCTAGCGGGGGATACATTGCCACAGGGTCTAATCAAATCTACCAGGCCGCAAACCTGAATCTCTCTAACGTCCCTGTCTACGACAATGCGAGTATTACCGCTTATAGCGCGTTCTTAAGTAACCCTTTACTTCGCACGCTAAGTATTGCTCCACCAGTCAGCACTCAGACCATCGCTTCAGGAGTTATCACAATCACCGGAGCGGGAGTTAGTATCGCAAACAGACAAACTCGGCTCCGCATTGATACCGAGAGCGCGGCGGCGAGTGACGATCTGGACACAATCAACGGCGGGCTAGATGGTGACATTCTTATCTTACAGACCATAGTTAGCACCAGAGATGTCGTGGTTAAGGACAACACTGGAAACATTCTCTGCGGCTCAAATGTGACACTAGGCACTACGAGTGATCGACTAGTCCTTCTATATGACGGAGGTCTAAGTAAGTGGGTACAACTCGCTAGAAGTATCGGCGGCGCGTTTCAGATCACCTCGGCGGGCACTGACTACGCTACTAAGGCGTACATCCTAAGAAATAGCAGTGGCACGGTCTTGCAAACTGTCACCAGCGATGGGCGGACTTACATCGGTGCTGACACGGGGACAGACAGCAACCTCGTTGTCACGAATCCGTCGGGCTCTAGCAAGGTCTTGTTAGCAATGAAAGATTTGAATGCTACTGGCACCCCCGAGCTAACTTTTGCGGGGGGAAGTAGCGCGGTTAGTATTTACCTAAGCGGAAGCAGCGGCCTAATAAATTTCGGTAACTCTGGAGTTCAAACCCAACAGGTTGTCTTAAACACAGCAAATAACATTCTTAGTTTTGGTGGAGCGGCGTCTGCGTCCTTTCCAGGTCTCAAGCCAAGTTCCACTACACTCCGCGTTCGACTCGCCAACGACTCAGCCGATGCGCCGTTCTCCGCATCTAACGCTACCTTCTCAGGGTACATCTCCAACACCGCTCCAGTAACTAAGACAGCAGACTTCACTTGGGCCGCTACTGAGAATTGGATCATTGCTGACAAGGCGGCGGGAACACTCACTGCGACACTCCCCGCAGCCGCATCCTTCACTGGTCGGACTCTTGTAATCAAAACCATTCAAGCGCAGACCGTTGTGAGCGCGAGTTCCAATGTGGTCCCGCAAGTTGGCGGTGCGGCAGGAACGGCGATACTTGCCGCCACAGCGGGCAAATGGGCGCGACTCATTTCAGACGGCTCAAATTGGATTGTAATGGAGAGTAATTAACATGGACATTTCAGAATTCGATAATTTAGCAGACTGTCTTAATTCTCTGACTCCTGAAGAACGCGAAGAAGCAATCTAAACTAAACCGTGCCTTACTCCGAACCGCGAAAACTCAACACTAAACGCGGACAGCATAAGTACCTCAACAATGCGTGGTGTATTAAGTGTCGTCAGCCGATGGCTCGACACGCCCGCAACTTCACCTGTAGCAACTGCCATCTTGCAACCCGACTTAGTTCAGTCGCAACGGTTCGTTCTCCTCGGTCCGTTTCAACTAAAAGAATTCAGCGGCCAGCGGCTACCCGCCCTTACTGTCTGAAAGACAGGAATCAGATGTCGCACTACGGCAAAAGGTGGCGTTGTTCAACGTGTGGCAGAGAGTTAAACAAGCATATTGTCAGGCCAATACGTCGCGGCACGATGAAGCAAAACGTAAGTCCAGAGAACCCGTGGTGTCTAACTTGTCGAATGAAGATGTATAGCAATGGCGAGAAGCGGCGCCGCTTCCGCTGTCGTCGTTGCAGGGTCAATGTGCTCCCGCAAACAACCCGCTATGTCTCATCAGTATTCAGATGGCAGACACGCGGATTGGTAACTGATGCCAATCTCCCTAACGAGTTTTTGCAACGAATGGATCGTTCGGTTCCTTATGGATTACCACAAGAAATGCGGGAAGACATTTTGCAGGAGTTAATGATGGAAGTCTTGGAAGGCATCAACAGGGTTGTAGCGAACGTGCCTGAGTTCATTCGCAAGTACAAGAAGGAGTACCCATTCCGAATGTACTCGCTGGATGACCCGTATTCAGGTTTAGCAGAGAGGTTAGTAGGATGAAAACACGAACTAAAGTAGGAATTGGCATTGCAGGAGCTGTTACCGCAGGAGCGGCCTTGATGTTTCAATTACAACAGCCGGCTCCAGTAGTTATCCAGGCTAAGGAGCCTGAGTGCATCTTTGATCCGCCGAAGTCCACGAACGCGATCAACGCTCCGTGCTTCACCGTCCTTACCGCGGTGGCCAAGGATGACAAAGGCGCGACTGGCGTCCATCCCGTAGTCATTCACTTCACCCCTAAACCATCACCGACTCCACCGTGCAAGATTGTTTCGACTGTCAACGGGCCTCGGTGCGTTCCGCTCTAGTTACTCATCCTCTGCTGAACGAGCAGCGGCTCGGTCGGCAATCCAGCGGAAGCGTTCAGCCGCGTCACTGTTAGCATCGACACACTTGGCTCCTGCTTGGGCTACTTCAACAATTCTAAGCATCACTGAACGCAACAAGACCAAGTCCGTCTCTTCGCTAACGCTGCTGGTGAACTCACACTTGCAGCCGCACTCTTTAGATTCAGGAGCCTCGTCGTGCTCGATCCACTTTTCACAGATACCTCCTTCGTTGTCGCTGAATCGTTCTTCGTGTCGGCACAGAACACAGCGGCGAACGGCGACGTACTCTTGCGGTGGACAAGCTATGCACTCCATCGACCACAGGACTCCGTGTTCACACTTGCTGCTGGCTGAGTCAGCGGGAAGAACAATCGCATCCGGCGCGTCGGGGTCTAACTCCCTGCGGAGCGCGAGCATTCGGATCATCTCATCGCGTTGGTCAGCGGGAGCGGTTACGTTTACCATCCACGCCCGACATTGTTCGCAGGTTACTCCCTGAACTTTTCGCCAATTGCACTTTGGGCATTCCCAAGTAACGTGATTCTTGTTGTCAGCGGGAGCGGGTGCGTCGCAAGGTTTAGCTATCGGCATTTACTTCCCTCCTTCGGCTGCAAGGGTAATGGACTCTAACGCGGTAATGAGTCTGTTAGTCCAGTCACGCACCACCGCTTCGTACTCGGCCTTTGAAAAGGTTAGAGATGGATCGCGCAGCCGCTTTTTCACCGCTTCAATACACTTCGCCTTCATTGCTTCTGCGCTTCGTTGGCGGGATTCTCTAATTGCCTTTTGTAGCGCAATAGCTAACTCGTCTTGCATCTGGTCAATAACGTCTGCGACCACGCGATCTACCACGTAATCTTCACCGTCGATTTTGATTGTTTGATTCATCTTTAATCCCACCATTCGCCGCCATCTGGCTTGCAGTTCTTGAGTGCTTCTGACGGATTACAAAAGTCACAACGAAAGACGTGTCCCGTACCTTTGCACGTACAGTCGGCTGGATGCTCGGTTCTAATTGGGTGCTCGGTGCATAGGTAGGAACTCATTGGAACGCCCATATCGCACTTATCGCATTCAGGGTCGCGCTCGATTACTTGCGCGTCCTTCTTCATTGCTTCTCCTGCATCAGCGGGAGCGGCTGCTAGGTGGCGGGAGATGGCGTCTACAAGTTTCAAGCCTTTGGCGTAGGACGTGTCGTTGCGGACGTATTCGAGAACATCGCGCAAGTCGTCCAGCGCGGTTTGCCACTCAGCGTCTACTGTAGTTGCTCGGCGTTCTAACCATGACTCGAACACGCCTACCAGCGCATCAATGTCAGCGTTCTCCAGCGAGCATCCAGCAATATCCGACTCCGCAATAGCGCGGGTTAATTCGGTTCGTTCCGCGTCGTTCATTTCAGCCACCATATTGTTGCGACTACGACCACCACAAAGATGAGCATCTTCAAGTATTCTTGTTGAAATCCAGTTAGATTCTTATACCAAGACCAAACTTTCATTGTGGGCCATCCTTTCTCGAATATGCAGGACTATTCTCTATTGGCATCCAGAGTGTCGGGGTGATCGGTACGGTATTCCAGCAATCAAACTGACCGTCCCACACCGCTCCAATAAATTCTTCCCCATTGAATACGCACTCGACCGAACCCCACGGATTGAAGTCAGCGTGAACGAGTTCAGGACTGTAAGCACGAAAGGTTGTGCCATCACGCGGGATAGTTTCAAGAGGTTGCCATACTGTAGTTGCTGGTACAGGGGGAACCGTGGCGAGCAAGTCCATTGCCTTGCATATCGACTCATGCGCTTTTAGCCTTCGCTTCTGAATCTCTAGTCCGTCTTCCTTTGGTTTGAGATTCGGATCGTTTGTGAAATTGACTAAGCCATAAGTGCGAAAGTTAATGACGTGAAGATCACCCAGCACACTTGAAAGTAATTCGTTCACCGCTTCTCTCCCAATCAACTCACCTGGGGGAGAGACGGGAATGATTTTCATGGTTCGCATTCCTGAGCCTCCACAGTATTTACACTCAACGGTCAGCGTGTTCATAAATGGGACTTTGCCCTTTCCCTTACACGGTTTGCACGTCTCCGGTGCTGGTTGGTTATCTGTAGTCATGGTTGCTCCTTTCGTATTCCGCACAATCAGCCATGAACCTGTCAGATGAATCATCAGGCGGTAGCAGGATGTTGTAGCGTGGATGGGCCACAAAGCGACGGTGGCAACGCTGACAGACGACTTCGTAAAGAATGAAAGCATTGCGTCCCGTAGCGACCGTATCATGCCCGTACCAACGACAGCGAAGCCACTTGAAAAACTTCTCCATCTACTTCCCTTCCTTTCCTGCTACCAAAGCGGCAGCTTCCAAACTAGCCACATCCAAGCGGCCTTTCCGACTATTGCGAGAATCAGGGCGAGCAGCGCAATTCCCGCGTGAATCCAACCGAGTTCGCTGTTATTACACCGGCAATCGGACATCTACTTTTCCTTTCCTGCTGCTGCGGTTGCTTTCTGCGCTTGCTCGAATCGTTTAAGAATCTGGAAGCGGTCGTGTCTAACGACTTCCTCGCCCGACTCGGACAAGTATTTAGATCGCGGCGTTTCGTGTACCGCTAACGTCGCTTCAGCCCACACCTTTGCTCGCTCTGCTGCTAGAGCGGCTTCGTGTTCGGCTTCGACTTCTGCGAGCATTTCTAGTTCTCGCTCCGCACGAGTTTCTAAAGTTCGCTGGAGCATGTCTCGTTGCTTGGTTACTTTCGCTAACTCAGCGCGGAGTTCATCGTTAGGTACTGCATTGATGTCAGGCATGGCTAGATGTCCTCTCCGGCGAGCATTTCAACAATCTCATTTTCCAACCATTCGTTCTCTTTACTGAGTTCAAGGTACGCTCTGGCAATGTCCGGCGCGGCGGCGATGAACCTGCCAGTGTCGTCACGGAGTAGATCAGTCATCCCAACAGCAAGTCGCGGGCTTTCCACTACCGTCCAAGTTAGAACCTCTCCGTTGTGTATCTCGGTACTGGTTACGCGCTCAACATCGGAGTCGTAATCCCACACTCCCTGCGTAATCTTCTCCAGCAGTGCTGCTACCGTCTCTGCATTGATGTCGGTCATTTGAGACTCCTTAAAGGTCGATGTCGCGGGCTTCGTGGTATTCACATGAAGGCTCGTGGTTAGGATAGTCGGCATTACAGCACCACCAAATCCCGACATTCTCTTGCCAAATTGCGGGATGCGGTTCTGCGATGGGAATAAGCGTGCCTGCGTGGTGCTGTTTCTCATCGCAGCGCAAACATGCCTCGGTCTCTGCATTGATGTCTTTAGTGGTGGTCACTGAACTTGTGCTCCTTTACGTCTTTGCAACTCGCGCCACGCTCCGTAAGGGCCACGCCAAAGATTACCTTCAGGGTCTTTCCAGACGCTAAAACGCTCTTGCTTCCAGCCCGCGATTTCAAGATCGCGCTTCCACGTTTCAATGGAGTGAGAGTCGCCCACTGTTACTGATTCAGACATTAGCTACTCCTTCGGGCACATCACGCAATTCATCGCGTCTCTGGCGGTGTCGTACATTTGATCGCAGTCGTCGGACGGACACCAATACTGTTCCGCGTATTCATTGAAACAAGGCTCGCCAGCGGGTGCGTCACAGTGAAGACATTTTTCTAATAACTTGCGGTCTCGCTGCTTGGGTTTGCCGTCGATATGTACGTGCCTCATCCCTGCTACTTCCCTTTCGGCTTGTACTGTTCAGCCAAGTCTTCAAGTTCTAAGTATGTAAGTTTGCCGTGATCCCAACTGCGTCTCTCGAGTTCGTCGAATCGCTCAAGTCCTATCCTGGCTATCAACGCCAGCTTCATCGGCTCCTTATTTTCTTCATGTAAATAATTGCAGCGTTCACAGGTTGAAAGGCAGTTATCGGAATCATATTCAGTTGCCGGAATTGCCCGACTAAAATAATGTCCGCAAGCCGTGGCGGGCGCACCGCAGTAGCAGAACGGATCTCGCTTGCGTATCCACTTGCTGAACGCGATGGTGATCTTTTGCTTCATCCAGGCTTCCGAATTCGGGACCACCTTCCGCACAGGGCGCAGCCGCTTCCCTGATTTCTTCAAGGCTGTACGCACCATTGGCTTGGAAGATGGTTTGATTTGAAATGTAGAGTTTGGGTAGTTCATCTCTTATTTGCGCTTCTTCTTTTTCTTAGCGTCACTGCGTAGCTTGTCGATTACCTTGTCCACGAACTTCCATCGAGCATCGTCGTCGTCAACCTTTGGGCGGCGAAATGTTAGGTGCCAATCAGACTCGTAGAACACGCTGAATACAGCCTCACGGATGTCACGTTCGCGTTTGGTAAAATCGCCCACTCTTTTCACGCTGCGTTTGATTCCCTTCTCTGTAGCTTCTTCCCCTGCTCAACTGCGCGAATAAACCACGCCGCGATGTGAGCACAGCACCCAAAGTGCGGACACGATCCGCCGTAGATGCGCCGACACGTTGCAAACATTCCTGACTTCGTTTCCTTGATCGTTACCGTGTACTGTCCGTGCGGCTTGCTCTTGTCTTTGCGGGCGACAAAGTAGAGACCTTGATCCAGGTGCTTCACAGTAAACCTATCGGCCCGCGCTAATTGGACTGCGCGTCGATGAGTCTTACGGAAGTTGTTGTCGATCAGGATCATTGTTTCTGCTTCTTGTCTCTCAAGGGTTTATAGAGACGCTTAATTTCAACGCTCAAACATGAATCACAAACCCACTCGGGCGAGTAGAGCGCGTCTACTTTCTTGTGGCACTTGGGACAGGTCATTAGCGTTTCCAGTAACCGTCTTTCGTGAGCGAGTCCTTAGCAATGCGAACGTAGCCTTTAGCCTTGTAGCAAGTGGGCTTACTAGTCGGATTGATATGCGTATAGGGTGGTGGCAGGTCAACAGGAATATCTAACTTGCTCTCCATCATCGCTGAGGCAAGGTTCCAGCACCGCGTTACACCGAGATTGTTATGTCCGTTATAGAAGTCGTCACGACAGCCGTGACAGTCTTTGACCGTTGCCTTGTTAGTCATCTCTGCTATTCCTTTTCTGCTTGGGCCAACGCCGGATAAATAGGTTCCGATCTGGCTCCGTAGCCCTGAGCAACATTGACGCTGTTGGGGTCAATCCACATCAGCGTCTTGAAAGGTAGCAAGCAAAAGCCGTCTCCAATTCCAGCGGCGTTTAATGCGTCTTCAAGAATCTGATCGGGATGATAGTCAACCCCAATCACGCGTGCGCCGCTTGCCCACATCGGATCATCTTCGCGCCAAGAGTCACCAGAAAACCCGAGTGCGCTACTTAACGCGGTTGCTAACTCGGTTTCAAATCGCTCCACTTGTTCGCTAGTCGGACGTTTGAGCATTGAAGCCGTCACTGTGGCGAACGCACTTTGGAAAGCATCTCCGTTGTCATGTTTCGGTGTATCGCGTAACTGATCGGCCCACCACTTTGCGGCTACCGCAATCTCTGGTTTGATTTCGTTCATCGTCTCTCCCTCACATTCTCTAACACATCGTCAAAGTTCAGTGCCGCACTCTCAAACCGTCCCATGATGTAAGCAAACCTGACCATTGTTTCTACGTCTTTACCATTGGCTAGAATGAGTCTCACAGCACGATCTTGGGGTGACTCAGCCTCGGCTAGTGAAGTGACTTGAGCAGGGCATGTTGGCTGCTGTGCTTGGTGGTTCATGCGAATAACTCCTCGCTTTCTTCCTTCGTGACGCATAGAGCCATCGGGAATGGGAGCGCGTCGATTGCCGCCGACAATTCTTCATCAGGTACGCGATCAAGTAACGCTCTCGCCGCTCGCAGTACGCGCTCGAATGGTTGTGTCTCGCGGTGCTTGTCTTCCCATTGCAGATCAAAACGGGCATTCTCTTTGCATTCATCGCAAAGATGGTTGTCTATTTCTTCGCGCAATCTTCGATACGAATACCACGCGCCCCACAGCGATTGTTCAGCACTCAGAAGTTGTGCGTCTTTAAGTTGTAGTGATCCGACGCGGTGTTGATTTATCCGCTCTGGTAACGCCTCAGCATCAAGAATGCGTTTGGTTGCTAACGCTTGCGCGTCTCGCTGGGCATCGTCTTCGCTGGCATGTAGCATTGACTCGTTCCAGATAGTTCCTGAGCCAACGCCCGTTTCCGCACACATGTAGGTCACAGGGTTGCGAACGTCATCGGTATCTATGCGAATACTGCCAATAGTCAACTTCTCAACGTAAGGCTCCCAAGTTACGCGGTTAAGACTTGGTATTGATGGGCCATAAAGCGATCCGCCCGTACAGCGAGCACATGCGTACTCCAATTCGGAGCCCGCAGGAGTGATCACCTTCCAGACTTGCGAGCCTAGACAGTCGGGACACGGGAGGCGTTCCGTTGAACTACTTTCGCGTGCCGCCCACACTGTTTGACCTTTGGTATATTTTGGTTGGGGAATATTCATACAACCTCCATCAACATTCGTTCTCTTTTATTCCGCTCGCACGGCTCTGAATAACAGTCTTCAACCTCTGCTCTTGAATAGCGCGGCTCACGATCATATTGTCGCTTCCAGTAAGCAGCGGTAGCAGAATATTCCGCCTCGCAGGGATTACAGCGATCGCCGTCTTCCGCAACCCGGTTCTGACAATCTGTGTACTCCCAGTTGGCGCACCTGTAACTGTCTTCCTCAATCGCATTACGTTCGCTTTCGACTTCTGCAAGCGATCTCAACTGTGCGTGGTGTATCGGTAGTTGGTTCATGCACACCTCCCGCAAACATAGATCGTCGAGTAATAGCCGACGTTCGGATCAGAGTCATCAACTGCCCACGTGTTTACGTCTCTCGCTCCGCAGTTCGGGCAGTCGTGGTCTTCCGTCTCTTCGTCCGTCTCTTCAACTTCTGGTTCGTAGGTGGTTGTCATACGACCTCCTGGTATTCATGTGCGGGCAGCCCGATCTCCGTGAGTCCATACTTCTCAACACCTGCGGCCTCAGCGGTCGGGTATTGCATGGCCCACTTCTGCCCGAAGTAGCGAACCATTGTTTCGCGGGACGTGTTCACGTCTCCGTCGATGGATACGTACTTACCCGCTAACCGCTCACCCGTTACCGGATGCGTCTGCCCAAAACCAAATGTAAATATCCACGTGCTTGTCATTTTGTTTCGCTCTCCGTTTCGTCCGCGTTGCTGTCAACGGAGCCTATCTTAGCTTAAGAACCTTAAGGTTGTACAGAACTATTTGAACTATTAAGGAATTATTTTTAGACAACAAGAAAACCCGCCAATTTCAGCGGGTTTTAGCGGTGGGGGTGGCTTGTCTTTACAGTTTGTGGATGGAGTATTTGACGATTCCCCACACGGAAAAGTCTTCATGTTTGGGCGGTGGGTAGGAACTATTAGCCGGAACCAGCCACAGAGAACCGCTACAGCAACGGAAGCGTTTCACGGTGAATTGTCCGGCTATCTGAGCAATTACCACGTCCCCGTTCTTAGGTTCAATGTCGCGCTCAACGACTAGCAGATCGCCTGGATTGATTCCGGCGTCAATCATGCTCTCACCTTCCACGCGAACCAAGAACGACTTTTCGGGGTGCGGGGTTAAGTGTTCGGAGAGGTCGATACGGTCTTCAACGTAGTCCTCTGCCGGTGCGGGCGGGCCTGCCGATATTTTCATAGCAAACAATCTTAAACGGATTCGGGGCTTGTCGTCGTGGGAGTCAACGACGCGGGATACTATCATTGCTTTAACTTCTTACGGCGAACCTCTTCTGTTGTTGCTTTGAACACGTCCAGTTTGTTGTCCTTAGTCTTCGGACGGAGTAGCCCATCACGGCGGAACAACTCCAGTCCGCGCTCTAGCAGCGCACCCGCCACAAAGCTCATTGAGCGTTGATCGCGTTCGGCTATCTGCTCCAGTTCGGCCTTGATCGAGCTGGGAATCATCACGCCAACCATCGCGTCGCGTTTGGTTTTCTGCATAGCGGGAATGGCTTTTAACATCCTAAACCTTCACTTTCTACCTTTATATGCTTAAGAATCTTCAGGACAAAGAAAGTTGTAGACAAGATTAAGAACCTTAAGGTATAAGTAATGCCGCAATGGGCACACGAACAAAAGATCAAACTCAAAGATTGCAGTTAGTCGCTGGTTTTGTCCCGCCTCCGGTGAAGGATTTCATTAAAGAAATCGCTGAGAAGGATGGCCGAACAGAGTCTCAAGTAGTGCGGCGATTGCTGGAACAATCTCCAGATGTTAAAGCCGAACTGCGGCGCGTTAAAAAGGTTCAAGCGGCTTAATCGCCCTTGATTGGTAATTTTTGGATTGAAGGGATTCAAAATGTTTCCAGTCTCTGAACTGCCAAAACTGTCAGTCGCTAACCGACATCAATTACCAAACTGCATCGCGGTTTACTTCGTGCTGTCACCTGAAGGCAACGTGCTTTATGTAGGGCAAACAACCTCTCTGTCATATCGCTGGCGGTATCGACAACACCACGTAATTACAAAGGTTTCCGATAGTGACCAGATCGCATGGATGGAAGTCGAAGCGGATTCCGCAAAAGCTAAAGAGTCTGAATTTATCCGCATGTTTCGGCCTCCGCTGAACGGGCAGATTGGCGACAAGACGGCGCGACTTCCAGACGTTCGATTGACCAGCAGCGAGCTGCGCCAATTGCTGAGAGATGCGGAAATCGTTGGTGAAACTCCGTCTGATTTCATTCGCAAGGCTCTTGAGGAGAAGGTCAACAGATTAGCCAGTCGGTGTCCCGAACTTGTTAGAGATGCGGCGAACTAGGCGGGTGTCCAGATTTCCGTCTCCGCACTAGACGAAAGGCCCGAACCGAATGGACGGCATCTTGGGCCAACTTTTGAAAAATGCAAGTTGTGATTATCTAACGAAAGAATGTGGGAGCGAGTCTTTGATCGGGGCAAACGATGATTGAAGGCTCGCCCTAAAGGAGAACTAATCATGGGTGTCCTACTCGGAGACGACCCAAAACTTTACAAAGCGCGAGAGAGTTACCGGCCTAGTCAGTGGTCTTTAAGACCTGAAGATCGGGAACGGATGAAACGCTGGTCAGAGAAGGACTACGAGCCACAGCCTGACCCTAAAGGCGGGATGCTGATTGTTGGGCTGACGCTGATGTTCGTGGCTGTACTTGGACTTTATCTGCTAGTGAGGGCGATGTGAACAACGGCAAGCGTGAGGACTTAGTAGGTCTACTAATAGTCGTAATCGCTATCGGGATCATGTGGTGTTTATTCGCTTTAGCGCACTGAGTAGTTAAACCTAAACCTAATTTGACACTTAAAGGAGAAGCCTAATGAGCACGAAACAGCAAGCGTTACAAACCACGTCACCTCAGCTTCCATCGGATTTAGCGGCGTATGCCAGGATCATTAGTGATGCCGCTTCCAATCCTGATGTCGATGTAAACAAGCTGGAAAAGCTCCTCGATATGCAGGAGCGGATACTAACCCGAAATGCGGAAATGGCTTTCAATGCCGCGATGACGAAAGCACAAAGTGAAGTCAAGCGCATAGCTGCTGATGCTTCCAATCCGCAGACCCGAAGCCGCTACGCTTCTTATGCGGCTCTCGACCGAGTTCTTCGACCTGTATACACCGAGAACGGATTTGCTCTCAGCTTCAATACCGGCGATTCACCGCCTGACTACGTGCGCGTTGTTTGTGACGTGTCACACGCGGGCGGCTTTAGTCGGCAGTACCAGATTGATATGCCCGCCGACGGTAAAGGAGCAAAGGGCGGCGACGTAATGACCAAGACCCACGCGGTGGGCGCTGGAATGTCCTATGGAATGCGCTACTTGTTGAAGATGGTGTTTAACGTTGCTGTGGGAGAAGACGACGTTGACGGAAACGAAACGCAACCACTCATCACCGAGAAGCAGGCGGCTGACCTCAAGGCGTTAGCGGAAGAAGTGAAAGCTGACATTCCAAAATTCTGCGCGTATTTCAAAGTAGAAAAGCTGGCTGATATTCCGGCTGGAAAATATATCAGTGCGGTGACTGCGCTACAGAGAAAGAGAGAGAAGTAATGGAGCAACGATCTGCGGAATGGTACGCGGCACGGTGCGGCAACGTAACGGCTTCTCGAATCTCTGATGTTATCGCTCGCACAAAAACAGGTTGGGGCGCGTCCAGGCACAATTACATGGCCCAACTCGTTACCGAAAGGCTGACGGGCGCTCCCAGTGAGGGCTACGTCAGCAAGCCGATGCAGTGGGGCATAGATACCGAGCCTGAGGCGCGAGCGGCTTACGAGTTTTACGCAGGGGTAACGGTTGATGAAGTTGGATTTATCGTGCATCCGCGACTCGCTCAGTGTGGCGCATCGCCGGACGGTCATGTTGGCGCAGAAGGTTCCACGGAGATGAAATGCCCCAACACCGCGACACATATCGAACTTCTACTCTCAGGGATTATCGACAGTAACTACCTGAATCAAATGCAATTCCAAATGGCCTGTAGTGGGCGTAAGTGGTGTGACTTTGTTTCTTACGATCCACGAATGCCAGAAGAGTTGAAGTTATTCGTTCGCAGGGTCTATCGAGACGATAACTGCATAACCAAACTTGAAGACGCTGCCGTGGAATTTCTCGAGGAAGTAGATACGAAGGTTAAGCAGTTACTCAACTTGAAACTGTCACTACCGGAGGCCGCATGAGCTTCAACAAAATCATTCTCGTTGGAAACCTCGGGCGCGATCCTGAATTGCGATACACAGGCAGTGGCACTCCAGTGTGTTCCTTCAGTGTCGCAACAACCGAAAAGCGGAAAGATGCCAGCGGGCAGTACACCGAAGAGACGACGTGGTTCCGCGTGACCGCGTGGCAAAAGATGGCCGAGACTGCCAGCCAGTATTTACAGAAGGGTCGTCAGGTTTATATCGAGGGACGATTGAGATCCGACAGTTACACCGATCGTGATGGCAAGGAACGTTACAACCTTGAGGTGACGGCTACTGATATGAAGTTTATCGGCGGCAATCAAAACGAGCACAGAGAGAGTCCTGTCACTGGCGGCCACAAACAGGAACCTAATCACGAACTATCAGACGAAGACGTGCCTTTTTAGCCCATGCAAATCAATCGCTGCTTAATCATCGACACCGAAACATCTGGCTTGGAAGAGTCAGCGGCTGTAATCGAGGTCGGCGCCATTCTCTACTCAGTAACGAATCGTTGTTCGATTCAGGAACTTTCAACCCTATTACCAGCGGAGACGAACGAAGCCGAGTCGATCAATCGGATCAAGCCATCGGCACTTCAGGAGTTAATCGACGTTGGCGCTGGCTACTTACTCGAATCTCTCTACACGATGAGCAAGAAGGCAGATGTCTACGTTGCTCATAACGCTGAGTTTGACAGAAAGAAGATTCAGAACAACCCGACGTTCGTACCGATCGCGAATCTGCCCTGGGTTGACACGATGGATATGAAATGGCCGCAAGCAACACGAGAGCAAGGCTCACTAATCAATCTCGCGTTAGACCACGGTATCGGCGTAGCGAGCGCGCACAGAGCCTTAACCGACTGTCGGCTGATCGCTTCCCTCTTCGACCGCATGGAAGACTTACAGGGAATGTTCGCAATCGCGATGAGACCTAAGGGCGTCTTTCAAGCATTGGTGTCCTACGACGACCGCGAGCAGGCAAAGCAAGCGGGTTTTAAGTGGGACGGGACCGCGAAGACCTGGACGCGACGAATGGCAATCGAAGACGCCACAGCGTTGACGTTCAAAGTCAGACAGTTAGAAGCGGCTTAGTTCTTTTCACATTCAGGACGGGGTTATTCCTTTCCCCTATTCCCTGAAACGAGGCGTGTATCAATGATCGCGAGTCTCGGTATGCGCCTCTCTAAATCTCTAGGTCGTAAGGGGATGAGGTAACGACCGGAGCGGCAAGGGAAGGCTCGACCCGATCCAATTGGGAATCTTCCCTTCCGTCACATTCTTGAAAGGTAAACATGGCGAAGAAATCAACCAAGCGTGACGTGATTCTTACTGATGCCCGAATACGACTAGAGAACGCGAAGACGAATCTAGCAGAGCAGCAACGTCTCTTATTGGCCGCTGAGTTAGTAGTCCAGGCGCATCAGGAATCTTATGACGCCCTAGAGCGTTCGTTGGCTGCTACTCCACGAAAGAAAGCAGTCAAGAAAGATCAGCCTACGCTAGTGAAGGACGTAGCGTGAAAAGGTTGAATCAAATCACTGATTCTGTAGTAAGATTATCCCGTTCTTTGAGAATGCTGCTAGACCCAGCACCGACTCACACCAACAGCGACTTTTCACAGTCGCGTTACGTTGCTTTTCTGACTTGTTGGCGGGTCGGTTTAGCGGTCTAACGTGCGCGACTTTGAAAGGTCGTTTTCGTTTTAGCGGCGACTTAAAAGAATAGGGCTGTGAGAATTGACCCCTAAGTCACAAAACTCACAGCCCAAAATACATCGGCTTGTTGAGGGTAACTTTACCATGTTTAAGCGTTCATCCACAACCTTGAGTGCGCGAGAAAATCAAGGTTCCTCGACAAGCAACTGTACGGGCAAACGGAAACCAGGCAACGGTGCAGTAGTTGATCTGCAAAGCGGGCTACGTCCTGGTCCTTAATCTGAGACTGGTTTATTCCAGACCCTACTAAGTTTGCTGCTGACGGTTACACGGTAAAGCCGAACCTGAGTCCCTCTCAGAAGGGAAGCCCTGTGTCTGAAATATGATTTTCTTCACCGTAGCAAGAGCCAGATTCGAGACAGGAGAAGCATGTTGCCTCTGTTTGAAGTTCATCAACCCAGGTCAATCGTATGTGAGAACGGAATCGAGAACAGCGCATTACAAGTGCGCGAAGAACAAAGGGTGGCGCAGACGGTCACGAGCCAAGCCGAAACCGAAGCCGCAAGAGATTCGAGAGCAGTCGAGCAAGGTGTTAAAGGTCGTCAGAAGCGGCGAAGTAATCAAGCGGATTCCGCCGCCGTAAAGGTGTGGCGCGAGACTTTCAAACTGAACTTAAAACTCGGATTCAAAATCGACATAGATGTCACTGTCACGAACTTGGACGCATGGCGATCATTACTAAACGAGTGGAAAGAAAAGAAGTGGAATCCTCTGAGTATCAAGGAGCAATTAAGTGAGTACGAACGTAGACAGTCGAACAGCTACACCAGAAGCGTTCAGCAACCTCCTCAGCGGAGAACGAATGCGGAAAATAATCCAGATGGGCTACCCGAACGGCGGGACTCTCGAGTGTCCGTTTTGCGGCAAAGGGAAAGAGTTGACGCTAGAACAGGTGGTCAAACTCTTGACGACATCTTGGCCCAAGCTTTGTCGAGAGTGTCAAAAACCGGCTGACTTGAAAACGAAATGAGACTCAAACTCTGTCGAGATAAAAATTGCTTGCGGCGAGGGATAGAGTTACCGATCACGGACTTCCCTAAGAACGTCAAGTATCTGACCCAGGGGGAGCGCGACGGGCGACACCCTTACTGCCGTCGATGCAGCGTCCGTCGAACAGCAGAGTACAAAGAGAACATCCGAACATTGATTGCTAGAGGTGCGATGATCACAGTTCCGCCCTCGTTCCGTACTGACTACCACAAGAAAGAGCAGGCAGCGTGAGCGAAGCAGAACGCATAGCAGCAATCCAAGAGGCGCAGATGGAACTCTTTCAAGTTCGTTCTGAGTTTCAGGCGAAGCGAAAAGAGATCAAGCGACGACTCGAGCAGTTACGCGCTAACGGACTCAAGATGTGTCGGGCTTGCCGCTTAGATATGCCGTTCGAGCAGTTCGCGGTTGATCGTCAGAAGCTACTCCAGTTAGACAGCTATTGTCGTGAGTGTAGGAAGAAGAAAGCAGCATGACCCCAACACCACCACTACCGAACTACAAGTGTTTCGAGCGCGGCTCAGGTCGGGGGAAAGCGCATCTCTTTTTGAATAACGCGATTGTCTGTGAGTGTGGGGAGAGACGAAGAAAGTTTGAGAAGCAGAGATAGCAATGTCCGCATCACTTCCACTATTTGACTCGATCTTTGCTGGACAGCCAGTAGCGATCCCGCGTCAAGAGTTGGAAGCAGCAAGCCGCAAGCATGATCCCGAATCGAGCAAACGGGCGGCAAGAGAGATTGAGAGTTCCGGCGCACTCAAGGGGCAGCGGTTGATCGCGCTTCGATTGGTTGAGCAGTATCCAGGCAGAAGCAGCAAGGAACTCGCACAACTTGGGACGCTGGATAGATACCAGTTGGCCCGCAGACTTCCAGAGATGGTGAAAGAGAATCACTTGAGAGTTACGCAGGAAGGATCAGAAGATCAAAGGTGGTGGTTGAAATGACTCTAATCCTGGCATCGCTAACCGTCTTGCTCTTGAGTCACGTAGGCCACTGCCTTTGGTTCGACCGTAAGCAGCTCAGCTTAAAAGAAGAAGTGAAAGAGTTGAAGGACGTGATTCTGACACTTGAATCAATGGAGTCGAAAGCAATCAAGGACTTAGCGAAACGAGACATTGAATACGACAAGTCCGTCACAGATCACTATCGAGAGCATAGATGTATTAAGCGAGAGAGGCCGGAAGAATGGCCGGAGATTGTTGGAATAGGAGATTGAATGTTAACCACGAAATCAAACGAACGACTAGCAAAGGTCCATCCACTTCTTGCTGAGAAGGTACGGCTAATCTGCCAGACGTTGGCCCGCGATGGTCTGGACATTCAGATAGTACAAGGACTCCGCACCTTCGCAGAGCAGGATGCCTTATTCGCTCAAGGGCGCACGAAGGCAGGACCGAAGGTGACGAACGCGAGAGGAGGGCAGAGCAATCACAACTTCGGCCTTGCAGTCGATCTATGTCCGTTCGTGAATGGCAAGCCTCAGTGGGAAGACAGCGCGACGTTTCAGAAGATCGGCAAGGAAGCGAAGTTACTCAAGTTGGAATGGGGCGGCGATTGGGTGAAGTTTAACGACAGGCCGCATGTGCAGTTGCCAGGATTAACGATGAAGGACTGCAACACGATTTACAACAAGAGCGGGCGCGTCTTACAGAAAGTTTGGGACGCAGCTACAGCAGCGTTCGTGAAGAAAGTTTAGCCCAATGAAACGCCTCCTACCTTACACAACTATTCCGGTGTTGATTGTATTGGTATCTATGGTGGCTTTACTGAGGGAGAAGAAGCGATAGGGAAAGACGCCTGACCGAGTAGCGACGTCATGGATCGAAAGACAGAACGGAGCGTGTAGCGATGCTACCTGAAGAATTAAAAGCGGCACTACTGGCGGACGGCTGGCGCATTGAACGTGATGGTTATCAATGGCGCAACAGTGGTGTTGATTGGTGGGCGTGGAAGCGGTTTGTCGAAACTGTCGATTGTCAGTGCAATGACAAGCCTCCGCACATAGCTATTTTGCCGTGGCATCACGAAGACAGACGTTCGGTGGAGTTCTCCATTACAGGCGAAGTGCAAGGCGGATTGTGGGTGAAGCTCGACGTGTACAGCGTAGCGATGGATGACGCAATGGCTACGATTGAAAGTGCCAAGAGCATTTTAATAACAGCGTGGAATGCCGCCGCTTCCAAGCCCGTTGAGATTCTGCAATCTCAGGACGTAGCAACACGGTCAGGCGTCTAGCTTGAATCTTAGTTTTGAGGCCCACCAATGAAACCGATGACTAATCCAGAGAGGGAGCGGGAGAAATGATTGTTTCATGTAGTCAATGCGGCGGCTTGCAGACAACGAAGCCGCTAGAGTCGTTTGCGGGGAGGCCTTGCAAGTGCCCGATCCAGCCTAAGCCTATAAAGAGCTACCCAAACATGACTCCGATCTTTTCAGCGATAGCAGATCGTGATGAGCATCGGCGGCTGATTCTAGCCGTAGTAGAAGCAGCGAATCCGTGGGCGAAGGCATGGGCAACAATGGGAAGCAGTCCGACTGACTCGGAGGAGCACGCTCTAGCACAGGCAGTGTTTGCTCTCCTTCACTTTGAGGAGCTACAAGGGAAATGAGTAAGGAACTGGTTTCAATCACGCGCACGATTAACGATCTGGAAATCTATGTTGACGATGAAGTGGCCGAGGACGAGATTGAGGTTGACTACTTTCTACCGCGTAACAAACATCGGATTACTGTGCGACTTAAAACAAAAGACGTGTTACCCGAATTGTGGGCACGGCTTCAACAGGATCACAAGTAATGGAAACACGGAGTTGGATCGACTTAACACTAGATCGCAATCTCACCCCTCGTGCTGAATCAATCATGGCTGAGATACACGGAGTACGCGAAGACGAGCCAGAAGACGTACCGGACACGAAGTACAGCATGGCAGAGATCGCAAGCTGGATTCAGTCGGGGCAGAAGCCGCGTACATGGAGACGAGTATGGTTCGTGCGGTGACTCGATTAGAAAAGGCGGCATGGGTAGTGGGCCTACTCACTGTCGCGCTAATCCTGTGGTCACTAATCACGCAGGAGCCTGTCACTAACGAGCGCACCGTCATCGGCAAAACAACCTACTACGGCGAGAATCCACCTCGGGTAACGGTCTACTACTCCGATGGAACGAAGGAAGTGGTTAAGTGAGCCGCAAGAATCCTAATCAAGCGGAGGCAGACAGTAAGGCACTGAAGGTCGCGTGTCCCTACTGCCACGCAGCGATAGGCGAGCCGTGTTGGATATTGAAGGCCAAGAACGGCAAGCCGCAGGAAGTTGCTTATGTTCCACACCGGCACCGAGTCAAGGAAGCGTGGCGCAAGCGATTTCAGAGGGTCAACGGCAATGGCGCATAGCGATATCTGGACACCTGAACAGTTAGCTACCTATCGAGCGATGCAGGCTGAGTACATCGAGAGCACGAACAAAATGGCGAAACGAATTGACGACAACCACAAGAGCATCGTTGACGGACTCAGGGCCGTTGGTGCAACAGTGCAATCGCTCGCGGCACTTGGCAAAGGCGCACCGGACATCCTCTGCGGTTTTAGAAATCAGAACTGGACGTTTGAAATTAAGAATCCATTGATGCCGCCGTCGAAGCGAAAGCTAACTGAAGCGGAGGAGGACTGGCACGATCAATGGAAGGGACAGGTGTCAGTTATCGAGACTTTGGACGAAGCCTTGATAGCTATTGGAGCGGCGAAATGAACTCAAACGAACCTCACCCGACTTAAACGATCTTAACGTGGGGAGATTAACAAATTGAATGAATCACCTGTATTCAAAGAGCTAAAAGACGGACTCCTCGAATATTGCGGGCCGACTGACGATTCCTCTCTCGCGGTGGAGAAGTGGCGCGAGTTGGACGCATCGATCGACATCGGGATATGGGGTCAAGCCTCGATAGCCGCGGCGATTGTTCCGACCTATGGGCAGCAACAAATAGACGAGTTTGCGGGCGCAGTAGAAAAACACCCTTCCTACGTTCGCAGAATGGCGAAGACCTACAGGTACTTCATTATTGAAAACAAGACCCGGGTCTCAAATCTCTCATTTAAGCATCACTGTATTGCCCTGCGACATCCTTACCCTCTCGAAGCGCTTGAGACCGCATCGTTAAACGGTTGGGGCTGCGCCAAGCTCGAGGAGTGGATACTTAACGAGGCACAGGCAAACTCAGGTGTTAAGAAGGCCATCAGCCATCTGAGACAGAGCGATTATCGAGAGTTTCTTGAGCGGGTAGACAGCATTATTCTCAGCGACTTCATGCAAACGTGTCCTAATGCCAAGTGGGGCCAACGGGTCTTTAAGAACTGGCGAGATGAAATTGCGTGGGAATTAAGACAAGTTGACCACGATGACGTGGCTGGAATGATAATGGCGGCTATGGACGAAGGTGCTCATACCGTTGCAGACATTAAATCGGCAACCGGATTAGCGGCTCGGGACATTGAAGGGGTGATCGGTATCAAAGTGGCTGAGGGTGCATGGGAATGGGTTCGAGAAGGCGGGGAAACTGATATGGCCCGGGGATCGCGGCGGGCAATTCTTCATCGCGTCGGAACGCCTGTGTTTACTTAAACATAAGAATCCTTATCCGCGCATAATCTCTTTTACGGTTCGCCGCGAAAGTACATTCCAGAAAGGTCTCAAAGCTAAGGGCTAAAGAGTAGGTTGAGATAGAAAACATTTACACAGGAACCTGAAGGAGACCGCCGAGGATTGATACCCCGTGGCGGTCTTTTTTCTTCTGCCTTGAAAACGTAAATCAGCAAACTGAGGCATTCTTGCCTCCTCTAAGAGAGAACAGGAGACCTCTACCTATATGCTGACACTCATGTTTATTTGGTTTCAAGTCCCACAACCAGGGGGAGAGGTGGCTGACGGCGGTATGAGCGGTCAAGCCATCATTGCGGTATCGGCGGCTGTAGTCGCCCTCACACAATTACTCAAGTTTGCGAATGTTATTAACGACCGACGCGGGCCTTTGGGTGTTTTGGTGTTGGCTGCGCTAGGAGTTGGTTTTTGGGCGTGGTCAACAGGGGATTTCACGCGAGCGTCAGCGTTTGCTTATTTCGCTGGTTGGATTGCGGTGGCAACTTCGGCGGCGGGCGTCTTTGGTTTCTCTCGCGCCTTTCCAGGGGCAGTAACGAGCACAACACCGCCTCCTGCGGGGCCACAGGGAGCAGGGTCCAACACGACTACTTAAGGTGTTTCCACGAATGACCGCTACAAAGATAACTAACCATCGCGCGGTTGATACCGAAATCAGCAGCAATTGTTTTCTGAGATTCTGTGCCAGAAGCATAGCGCAGTCGAATCTCCTTCACTTGGTCAGCCGTCAGTTTAGAGGCTCCGTTCTTTTCGCCCGTCGTCCATCGTCCCTTATTAACAGCGTCCATCGAATTGTCCTGATGTGTTCCGGCAAACAGATGAGTCGGTCTTACGCAGGGACGGTTATCACAACGATGGCAAACAAGCAGTCCATCGGGGATAGGGCCGTTAGTAAGTGCGTAAGAAAAGCGGTGAGCCTGAGTGTAAGCACTATGACTGTGGCAAAACATGCCGTAGCCGTATCGCTTATTGATCTTGCCCGTCCAAATCCAGCACGGGCCAATTTCGGGCCGAATAATAGGACCGTCCTTATTAACCTTTGCCCAAAAGCGTTGATTGATAGGGATGGGGCGCTTAGTATGCTGATTAGCCATTGCGAGAACCTCCGAGATAGGTTTGAACTTTGGTCAGGCTCGTTCAGAAGCGACAACTTCTGCGCGGGCCGTTTGTATTTTAGCACGTCCCAACAGACTGACGCGGGGTGTAACTAATGGGATATTCACACACACGACCTGACCTCGTTGACCCGTGGGTGACAATGATTTGTCCTAAGCCAGAATGTAAAGCCTGGTATCCAGTGGGAGCGAAGCACGAGTGCAGCGATCCGGTCGCGATGAAAATGCACCGACTAGCCTTGCGATCTATCTACGAAGCAGAGCGTAAACGCGATGAGCGAACATTTGCTCGCGATCACGGTTTCGATGAATGGCTCAACCATTGAAAACTTAAACGGAGCTTCTGTGTATGCAAGTACCTCCAAACCTCGCCCCACCACAAACTGAGTTCTATGAGAATCCCGCTCATGCTCAATTATGGCGTGAGGTACTGCGACTCCGCATCACCGACACGTTTGTTGATCGAACACCGGAGTTCTCTCGCGTGTTGAGTGATATAGCTTGGAGGCTTGAGCCAATGCTTTGTAACGAATGTGAAACGCCGGTGGAGAACGTGGCAAAACACGATGGAACCCATTTGAAGTGTCCTGAGTGTGGGTGGGAGCCGATAACGGTTACTGAAAGGTGTTTAACTGATTAGGAAGCGCAACTAGCGCAGAGAGGGCAAGGTGATCCACTTGGGCGGTATTAGTTCTTGGTTATTTCCTTTGATGCAGGTAAGCGAAGCACTGAGTCACCGACACACTTTCGCTCTTGAGCGCGATGGACGCCCGACCTGCTATTGCGGAACCAACACAATCGAAGCGGCGCAGGGATGCGACGTTCTTGTGTTCGAGTTGCCGCCGATTGCAATCAATTTCAACTGAAAGGAATTTATGCAGAGGATAAGAAAGTTTGTATCGACGTTAATGCTGGGCGCATCGCTCAGTTTCGCAATTGTCTCGCCTGTAATTCTCCCGCTAGGCGTGGCGTCATTGGTAGTTACCCAAACATCCTGTGACAAGAACAAGATTCGTGAGGCTCGCAAGGCCGCATTCAGAATCCAGGTTGTCACTGGCGCCGCAATCGACACCACAGCATCTCTGTTCAATCGGGGCGTAATCACCAAAGAGCAAACAAACAAGATTGCTAACGCGCTCCTGAAGGTGAATCACGCCAACAGAATCCTAATCGAAAAGGCAGCGGCCATGACGGAGGACACCGCAGGCAATCGCGCCGCGTTGTTCGCTACTGTGAGAGACATATCCGCAGCGATTAAAGAACTGAAAGACGCAGGCGTACTCGGTGTGAAGAATCCTGACGGGAGCCTCGCGTTCGATTCGGCTATTGCTGCACTCGATACCGCTTTGGCCTTGATTGAAGCGTCACTTGCGGCAGGAGGTAACTAATGCCTGACACAAATTCACTAGCGTCTATTCTCGCGTTGATTACTAAAGCACTTGAGATTGGCGGCGACATTGTCCCAGTTGCGTTGAGAGCCTATGCCGCGTTGAAAGCGGATCACACCGACGAAGAATTCATTCAGTTGGCCCGCGAACAGAACGATCTTGATGAGCAGAAGATTCTGGACTTGATTGAGCGTACAAAATGAAAGACCAACAGAAAACAGACGTGTTAGCGAAAGCCCTACGGCAGATTCGGCAGATCCAAAAGAATTCCATTGGTCTCTATCGTGGCCGTGAGGAAGTGCGGCAGGTAGTGATCGACGGTATCGCGGAGAGTGCGCTGACAACGATCAAGAAGAAGTAAATGTGGGAACTCTTTTTAGTTGGGGTAAGCCTCTTGGTAGGACTAATGGCTGGCTTACTTATGCGCCCCAAAGCACGAAACAAGCAACGATACGCGGCAATGAGATTCAAACTAAGTAAAGCACGAGTCGCGTTGCAGCAGTCAATTAAACGAAATAAGGAGAGATAGAAGTGGCACAAAACATCGAAGCACTGGAGACAGAAGTATCTGAAACCGTAGGCGTAATGCAGTCAGCTAAGACGTTGATTGATGGCTTCGCAGCGCGGCTCGCGGATGCAGGCGTGGATCCGGCGAAGTTGGAAGCGTTACGTAATGACCTGGATTCAAATTCAACATCACTGGCCGAAGCGGTAGCGGCTAATTCACCGGACGCGCCAAACGGTGGCGATGTGGTCTAAGAAGTTTTTCAAGGCTCTGTAGAGTGTCTTGCTGGCGGGCCGATTGAACTCGTTTTGAAGGGTAAGCATGTGACTAGGGCACAGTGAGACACCTCTACAGATAAGTTTGAATTGAAAGCGTGACGCGTTGTTAGATGGTAAATCAGAAGCAATCGGTGCCGGGACTGGGGGTGGACGCTCAGGGCAACGCCGTCGTGGACCCGACAGCCAACGTCATTGCCCTGAACGAAGCGAGTCATAAGCGTCAGGACGACCTGCGCGAGATGCACAATCGCTATCTCGAAGCGAAGATTCTATGGATGGAAGAAAAGGTCAGACGGGTCGAGCAAGTATCGGAACTGAGAGCGAGTTACTCCGAGAGCATCAGCGTTGTTCATCAGTCCCATGATCGAGAAATTCACAAAATGGAGCAGGACAAACTGGCTGCGTTTCGAGCGAGTGACGAGATGGCCCGGATTACCGAAGCCAACCGGAGCCTAGCAGCAATTCAAGTAGTCGAGCGAACCCTGAACTCAACCGCCACCGCGCTGGCGAGCCAGAACGCGGAGAACAACGTGGAAGTCAATCGGAGATTAGCCGCACTGGAGAAGACGAGCTATGAGGGCGCAGGCAAAGGAACAGGCGCAAAGAACACCGTCGCTTACTTATTGGTAGCGGTGGGGATGCTCGTCTCATTGATAACTATTGGTTCAGTGATCGTTGCGATAGCGTTCGCAATAAGGAAGTAAAAAGAGGCGGGCCAAAGCACTCGCGTGACTCTGGCCCAACCACACTCGACGGTACTCCCGCTAAGAAACACCGCCGAGGCAGGTAGGAAGTTAATGCAACTCGCCCAGGAGAAGCAAATGAAAGATCCGAAAGACAAAGATGAGCATGACCCAAAGGATCCAAAAGATCCGCAGAAGCCATCAAAGCCAGAACCGCTTGAACCCCTCGGAGATCCTCAAGGCCCAGGTCGTGAGGACGACGAAGACGAAGAGGATGGCGATCCTCAAGGGCCGGGAGGCGGTGGGTAAGGTGGTGGCGCTTGAGCAAGACGTTGTACCGGAAGATGTTTGTCTAATGACCAACGTCCAACCGATTACTGTCTTGCCAAAGTGGGCGCAATGGATGGTGCGCTGCATCTACTTTCGTTATGGCTGGGCAGCGACAGCGAAGCGCGGCGATATGTACTACTCGGTTGAGTATCGAGGGGTGACGCCGGACGAAGCCGAAGCGCGCTACCTATCGAGTGAAGATAATGCTTCGTACACGAAAGTACCCTGGCGATCATGCTTACCAATGGAGACGGGACAGTACGGCACTCACGACTTTCCTTTCTCTGAAGTATCGAATGAGTATCGGAATCGAAGTCTTCCCTTCTTGCAAGTACCTCGCGTGGGAGTCGAGAGATTGAGGGAAACGATCCGAGACACCGATCCTATTGTTGAGAGGTTTAGAACAAAGACTGCATGAGAACCGAATGCAAGAACACTCATCAGCAACCCCTCATGCGCTACTCGATTTTCTGTACGTGTTAGCAATACCTATTGCAGGTGCGCTAGGTGCTTTAGTTAATAGATTTCTGAATCGCAGGCGGGTTAGACCAGAATTATCGATCCTTGAAGCCAGTGCAGAGAAGACCCGAGCAGAAGTAAGAAGGCTGGACGGTGAAACAATTGACCTGGCCTACGATCGGATCCTCGAACTTGTGGAAATCAATCGGGAGTTAAGCAAGCAACTGGACTTGTGTGAGATACGCGGTCGCCACCACGAGGCCCAGGAAAAGCGGATGCTCGCAATCATGTCACTACATGGAATCAAGTACAGCGAATTTGATGAGCCGAAAGAAAAATGAGTCCCATCAATCAAGTTAAAGCGTCGTACTCACCGAAGGGTGAGACAGAAGACAGTGTTTGGCGCGGAGCAGAGTTGTTCGATATGAGCGAAAAGCCTAACAAATATGCTACCTCTCCACAGGGCCAGTACCCACGATCTAAGGCAGGCTATTCAACTCTGATTGTCTTCATAATTGTGATTGGATTTGTGATCTTATTAGGCATAGGAACTTTGGTTAGTTGGTGGGTGAGGTAACAAAATGCCGTTAATAACAATAGTTGTCGTGCTCATTATTGTGGGCGTTCTTTTGTGGCTAGTGAATCAATACATTCCGATGGACGCAAAAATCAAGACCATACTCAACATCGTGGTACTCATCGCGGTAGTGCTGTGGTTGCTAAATGTGTTTGGGCTATTCGCGGGGCTGTCGCATATCAAGGTGGGAAGTTGAAAGACTGAAAAAGAAATCAGAAATGAAGAACGGTGGAGCAAGGCCGGGGGCAGGCAGGAAGCCCGGAGGAAAGAACAAGGCCACACTTGAACAGCAGAAGGTCTTAGCGGCTTTCAATCAGCGAGTGATGGCTAAGGCCGATGCTCTATTCAACGCTCAATTAACACTCGCAGTTGGCTCGATGAAGGTCTTCCGTATCGACGAGGAAGAGGTAGACGGAAAGACGAAACGAGTTCATACGCACGTCACTGACGCTGATGAAATCAAAGCGTTACTTGATGAGCATGAAGGTGGCCCGGGTGTTGTTGACGGGGTTTATTACTACTTCACGGATATTCACCCTGACAACAGGGCGCTTGATTCGATGTTGAATAGGGCGTTTGGCAGAGCGGCAGAAACCATTAAGCATGAGAACACTGATGGCTCCCCGTTACTTCAGCCACTGGCCGAGGCGATGATGAAAGTTTATGGCGGTAAGTAGTTACGTTCCCACTAATCAAGCCTTACACAGTGCTGCTTTGCTGTTAGCGCAGACCGCTAAGACTGCCGGTGTTCCGCAAGACTCTCTCGATCGGTTTCTTCGCGCTGGTTATGTACCGCAACCCAAGCAATTAGAGTTTCATGGTGCAGCTCGTGAGTGTGACGCTCCCGATGGCCCGACACAGGTTGGTTTTGGTGGTGCGCGTGGCCCCGGTAAGTCACACGCTGTATTCGCTCAGGCAGCATTAGATGACTGTCAGCGAGTAGCGGGGTTGAAGGTTCTCTACCTGAGAAAGATCCAGAAGAACGCCAAAGAGCAGTTTGAAGACTTGAGACGGTCAGTTCTCTTCCAGACTCCGCACACGTTCACAAACGGGGTGCTTCACTTCCCGAACTCCTCAAGGTTGTTTCTCGGTCACTTCAGAAACGAGTCAGACATCGATCAGTATCTCGGCATTGAATATGACCTGATTGTGATTGAAGAGGCTACTACTCTTTCATTGGTGAAGTATCGAGCGTTAAGAGACTCGAACAGAACATCCAAGCAAGGGTTTCGACCGCGTATCTACTCAACGACCAATCCTGGCGGTGTAGGTCATGCTTGGTTCAAGGCGACGTTCATTAAACCTGCCCGTGAGATGGGCGAAGAAGATACGCGGTTCATCTTTGGCACAGTTGAAGACAATGCTTTCAACGATCCTGACTACAAGAAGAAACTGGAAGAGAACACGGGCTGGAGACTCAAGGCGTATCGTTACGGTGATTGGGACATTGCCGCAGGTCAGTATTTCTCCACCTGGAACCATGAAGCGATAGTCAAGAAAGACCTGAAGATTATGCCGGGGTCAGATGTGTGGTGTTCGCTGGACTATGGCTATCAGCATCCCACGGTCTGTTATCTATTCGCTGAGTATGACGGGAAGAAGCAGGTCATAGATGAGCACTGGAGACGCCACGCTTTAGCCGTAGACCACGCCGCTGACATCAAGAGGATGCTCGCGCGACACGGACTAACCCTAGCGTCGTTAAAGTCATTTGTAGCGAGTCCTGACGCCTTTGCTCAACGGGGTAACGAGTCAGGGAAGACGATTGCTGATCAGTATGCAGACAACGGAATCAGGCTGACGCGAGCGAACGATGATCGAGTGAACGGCGCCGCGTATCTCTTAAAGCTCTTAGGGCGGGTAGAGTCGCAGACCGAAAAAGCGATCGCGCCGCAGATAGAAATCTCTGACAAGTGCGTGAAGTTGATCGAGAACATCCCTACGTTGCAGCACGATCCGCACAGGCCAGAGGACGTGTTGAAGGTGGACATTGATGATGACGGGAACGGTGGCGATGATCCTTACGACGCAGCCCGTTATGGTCTGATGGTGAGACACCGCGAACTCCGAATGTACTAAATGAAAATAATTACTCCCATACTCAATCGACTTGGCTTACAGCATAAGGCCGCGAGCGACGTACCCGATCTCGGTCCACAGAGCCTTGCTGAGCCCACTTATCGTTTTAACGGGTGGGGTTGGAATCGCTTTCGCGGGCGAATAGACCACAGAGCCGAGGTGGGCGATCTGGATGGTAATTCACTAGCGATGGCGGTAGTAAATTACACCGCATCGAGAATCCCCGAAGCCAAGCCGGTAGTGGTTACGACAAAGGGTGACGAGGTTATTAGTGATCCGTTTCACCCGATGGCGAAGTTAATCCGTCGTCCCAACAATCATCATGTGTGGGCGAACTATGTTCTGGCCTGTTCTATGTCGTGGTGGTTCTCAGGTAACTGCTATTTCTACAAAGCTCGTTCCGTCTCAGGTGAGGTTGTTGCCCTTTGGTATCTGCCACACTTCTTAGTCAGACCCCGCTGGCCGAATGATCGGGCTAATCCGCAAGTTCCCTCTGACGCTAAGAACGATCCGTTTCTTTCCCATTATGAGTATCGGGTGCCTGGGCGCGAGCCGGTTCTGTACCCCGCAAAGGATATTGTTCACTTAAAGCGCGGCGTGGATCTCAGTAATGCAAGGCTAGGATTGGGCGCGTTTGAGTCGTTGTTTAAGGAGTTGTATGGCGATGAAAAGATGGCCCTATATACAGCGGCGATAATGTCCAATATGGGCATTCAGGTGCCTGTAATCTCTCCGAAAGACGGGGGGACGGTTAGCGAGACACAGGCGGGCGCAATGAAGGAGATGTGGCTATCGAAGACCACCGGGGAAAACGCGGGCGAGCCGGTAATCCTTACTGAGGCAATTGACATTGAGAAGTTTGGGTTTAACCCTTCCGAGTTGGATCTATCTGTCTTACGGATGATCCCCGAGTCTCGAGTAGCGGCAGTGACCGGCATTCCGGCAGCGACGTTACAGTTGATGGTCGGGCTACAAAATGGGACTTCCTATGCATCGAGTGAGCAGGCAAGACAGCAAGGATATGAAGAGGTGATTATCCCGATTCAGTCTGTGTGGGCGGAAGAGTTTACGTGGCAGTTACTGGCCGACTTCAAAGGTTCACAGAACTCCGAGTTTGCGTTCGATACTTCGAGCGTGCGGGTACTGCAGGAAGATCGTGACAATCTCTTCCGTAGAGAGACAGACGCACTAAGGTCAGGTGGACAGACGCTTAACCAATTCCTGCAAGCGGTCGGAAAGAAGCCAATAGGGCCAGAGGGTGACATCTATTATGTACCCGGTATGTGTAAGCCAATGACCGCAGAGCGAATTCTAGCCTCGGCTGATGGTTCATTAGCGCCTGATCCGATTGATCCATCTGTTGAGGCGGCTCAACAAGCGGCTGATATTGAGAAGATGTTTGCAGACCTTGAGGCGCAGATGAAAGGCTTCCATGCAAACGCTCGCTGAGAAAGTCCAGACTCTAAGACTCCATGCGTACAAGGCCGTGAAGCTGGTTCAGTTTTGGGAGTCAGCACTAAAGGAGCATGGTGAACTTCGCGCAGAGCAGTTTTACCTCCACCTCGGCCTAAATCACATTCAAAGGAAAGGTGTTGAGTGGGAAGGACTCACCCTCTCCCGTGAGCCCACCGAAGCAGAAAAGATCGCTGTCAAAGGTGTTTCAGTCACTCAGGAATCAGCTAAGGAAGCAATTAACAAAACGCTTCTAAAACTCCGCACCGAGTTGATTGATGATGGTCTGCACCAGATAGCTAAACTTGAGCCATCGGAGTATCACGCGCTCATTCTGGAAGCCCCAAAGGATCTCGAAAAAGAATTACGTGGCAAGCTCAGTGCGATCCACAAGCAGGGCCGACAGTTAGTCGCTAACGAGTTGGGCAAGAAAGACGCGCTCCCTGATTACGATGATGAAGAACTCGATACGCTGACAGGCTTAACAAATGCGCGGGTAGCAAATGACGTGCAGTCACGTATTGCTGACGCGGCAGCAAGGCATCGACAGGCGGGACTTGAAGGCGATGAGTTGATGGTCGCGATCGCTGATGAGATTAGCGGCGGGTCGGTGTCGTACATCGACCGGGCAAGTATTGGGCTAGGCAACAAGGTGATCGGTCTAGGTAGGAGTTGGGAGGCGCAACGCAGGTCTGATAGTTGGGGGCGGGTAGAATATTCAGCTCTGCTTGATAACAACGTGTGTGGCCCGTGCGCGAGTGAGGACGGTAAAACCGCGAATAGTGAAGATGATTTACAGCCCGCGCCAAATCCTGAATGTGAAGGGAGTGACTATTGCCGTTGCTTCCACGTGTACATCAATCAATGAACCCCTGGCAATTCTTCGACCGCAAAGTCTGTCTTTCTCTCCAAGACCACGAGTGGCAAAAGGGTGTGGCCGAGTTTGAGCGCATTGGCCTTCATGGTGTCGAGCGGTATCAGGCAGTAAAAGAGATTGGTCCACACCAGAGCTTTAGTCATTCAGAACGAAACATTCTCATTGACTTCTACCATTCAGACGCGGACACGCTGTTACATCTTGAGGATGACGTTGCATTCAGGGAGATGGATCACCTTGAACGCGCTCTGGCAGAGTTACCGATGGATTGGGACATTCTTTATCTCGGGGCTAATTTGATCTGTTGGGACAATGGCGAGCCGCAACCGGAGAGATATTCACCGCACTTGTTCAGGGTGTACGCCGCATGGACAACTCACGCAGTGGCGTACAACAAGAAGTGTGTGTTTGAAATCTTAGCGAAGCAGTCAGAGTTCAGCGTGCAGATGTTCGACAATTATTTGTCGGGTAGGTTGAGTGAGTTCAACGCTTACGTTGTGGCGCCAATGGTTGCTTATCAGAGACCACGTTACAGCAGTATTTGGGAACGAGAAGACGATTACACCCCAATCTTTGAAGCGAGTGACGGGAAACTGAAATGACACCCGGCAAGAAAGGTTACAACCCTGAAATAGCGGAGCTATTCTTCAAGCGTCTCCGGCAGTGTGAGGGTAATGTCACTCTTGTTTGTAAGCGACTGGACATAGCCCACGCTACGCCTTACGCATGGAAGCAGAAGTATCCAGAGTTTGCGAAGCGGTGGGAGGAGTTGAAGAAGGCCGCATGATTCATTTAGTCACATTTGCAGATGAGTCGATGAGCAGAGCGCGTCAGTTATGTGCTGATAGCGCAATTCGCCACGGTGTTAATCAGGTGCATCTGTGTTCGCCTGAATTCCCAACAACGGAACGCGGTTACGGCTTTTGGCGTTGGAAGCCGGAGATGATAATCGATCGCATGAACGGTACTGAGTTCGTTGACCCGCTCAAAGACGGAGAAATCTTGATCTACAGCGATGCCGGAATCGAGTTCATCAACTCCGTCTCCCACATCATCGAGCGCATGGATCAGGACATCTTTCTATTTGGAAACAACTGGGAACACGCGCATTGGTGCAAGAGAGACATTGTTCAATGCGTCTGGCCCACTGGTAACGATGCTCCACCAGATGAAACGGTCGTGTTAGATCCGCGCCCGTGGTCGGATTTCGGCAAGCAAGTGCAAGCCTCAGTAATCTTCTTTCGTGTCTCTGACTACTCTAGAAAGTTTGTGGCTGAATGGTTGCAGTGGTGCTTGTTTGAAGGTGGGCGATTGATAGACGACTCACCAAGCAGGGTTCCAAACCATCCAGAGTTTAGAGAGAACAGACACGATCAAGCGATACTGACTACGCTGGCGTATAGGGAAGGGATTAAACTTCATTATTGGCCTAGTGTGTACAACAAGGGCGGTTCCCCTGAGTTTGTGTACGACAAGTTGCCTGAGTATCAGAGTGACGACTATCCCGTGTTGTTTTCTCACCACAGGAAACGCAATCACGAATGGAGCGAAGCTGCATGACATTCGTTCCACGCGTAACCCTCAACGAAGAATCACAAGCAATCTGGCAAGGTGAAAACCTTGAGCATCTGCGCTATGAATACGACCTCAAGCCTGACGATGTTGTAATCGACATTGGGGCGCACACAGGGGAATTCAGCCAGCGGATGGTTGAGAAGTTTCATTGTAAGGCAATCGCTATCGAGCCAACGGGATTCATTACTGATGAGGTGATGGCGAATAAGTCAATCGAAGTGATTCCACAGGCGGCATCGGATTACGATGGGCTGCAATCATTTGGCGGTCTCTCACTTTACACTTCCATTTATGAACCGTCAGCGCATCGTTACCCTTGCTTTGATATTTGCACGCTGCTTGAAAAGTATCCTGACATTGGGTTGGTCAAAATAAACATCGAGGGCGGGGAGTATCGACTGTTGAAGCACGTTCTGCAATCAGGACTACATACCAGGATAAGGAACTTACAAGTGCAGTTCCATCAGCTTGAAGATCAACCTTATGAGCGGTGGTACGCGGAGATCGCAAATGAGCTGGCAGACACGCATGTTCTGTCGTTCCAGTATGAATACTGTTGGGAGAATTGGAGGCGAATGTGAACGCTAATTTTGAGGTTCGAGTTGGGCAAGAATGTTTCGGGAATATCGGGCTAGGTATAGTGCCGAAGCCAGACGGCCTCAAGGCTGTGTTGGTGGAAGTAAAGAACGGCGTCACCTACTTCAACACGGTCAAGGAATTGGACGCAGCCATTGATCTACTGACAAAGGCCCGCGCTGAGGCGTTTCCCAATGCTTAGTTTTGTAAACAAGTACGCGAAGAACATCTACGCCTCACAAAACGGCGAAGAAGGTATTTTGATCGAGTGCTGCAAGCGTCTTGGTATCGTTAAAGGTCATTCGGTAGAAGCTGGTGGTGCGAACGGATTATTTTGCAGTAACTCCGCGTTACTACTAAAAGACCATCAATGGTCGGGTCTATTTGTCGAAGTGTCATACGACTTGCACCAACAGAGCAAAGCAAATTGGATTGACCGACCTGACGTAAGACACCAGTGTTCAAAGGTAGATGAGAAGAACATAAACGCCTTCGTAGATGAACGCTGTGATCTCGTCAGCTTAGATACTGACGGAAGCGACTATCGAATCTTTGAAGGCATGACAGCCAAGCCGAAGATCGTCATCGTGGAGATCGACAGCCGCATCCCGCCAGATGTGGATGAATTTAGCGCGCAGGGGGGTTCAGGATTCCGGCCAATGGTGCAACTTGGGATCTCAAAAGGCTATTTTCTCCTTTGTCACGTTGGAAACTTGATATTCGTTGATCGTCAGTATAAAGAATTATTTCCAGAGATAGATGCTGATCCATTGGAATATCCAGAAGCGTACTTTCTCGATGCGATCCTGACAGGTGATCGCTCGTACTTAGCCAATGTTTAATTTTGCCGCCATCCCGAAGTATTGCATCAACCTGGCTCGCAGGGTAGACAGACGCGAACATGCGGAGCGGGAATTCCGGCAGCACGGGCTAGACGTTGAATTCATTACCGCCATTGACGGCAACGATATTATCCTCCCTGAACTTAGCACTAAGGCACACGAGTATTACGCAAAGGGGAATTGGGCCTGCGTTCTGTCTCACTTATCAATTATCAAACAAGCGTCTACGGAATATATCTGCATTTTTGAAGACGACGTAAAATTGTGTGACGGGTTTACTGACCGCATGGCAAATATCGAACCACCGGCCTTTGATATTTTCTATCTTGCGGGCGGGTACAAAGAAGGTGAAGACATTGGCAACGGATTCCATTCCGTAAAGGTGATGAATGGGACGTGGGCCTACATTCTTGGAAAAACTGCAGGGGAATTTATCGCGAGAAACATTACCTATAATTGGGGGCCGGATCAATTCTATTCTGACGTGCTGCTAAGTCGGTTTAGGGGCATCACCTACTTACCGTCAATGGCCACACCTTCGGCGTTAGCCGCAGACGGCGACATAGGGGGGCCGAGTACCGCAAGATGAGCGAGCACCTGGGAGGAGCATTCGAGGAAGGAGATCCACTCACGTTCATGCCCGACATTTGGGGCTACTTGTTGGTCAAGTATGCATTGAAATCGGTGCTTGATATTGGTTGTGGATTTGGTTATGCGTTGAAATGGTTTGCCGAGCAAGGCTGTCAGATTCTAGGTGTCGAGGGATGGCATGAAGCAGTGGAGAGGTCGCAAGTGCCGAGTGTTATTGAGCACGACTTTCAGGACGGTATCCCTGAAATCAGCCAGTCGTTTGACCTCGTTTGGAGTGCGGAATTTTTAGAACACGTTGAGGAGCAATATCTACCGAACATCATGCCTGTTTTCCAAAAGGCGACGTATTCCTGTATTACTCATGGAGAACCAGGACAACCCGGGTATCATCACGTCAACTGTCAGTCTGACGGTTACTGGATTGATAAATTTGCTGAGTATGGAATGATCCTGAACGAACAAGAGACAGCACTGTTAAGGCGGACTGATCGAGGGGGATTGTACGGCAGACGGACGCTGATGTTGTTTACGACGCAATGACAAACCTCGTTACCTTTAACATGCTAGGCCGCTATGGGCGACTCTGCAATCAGATGTACCAGATCGCGGGAGTGATTGGCGTAGCACGCAAGAACGGCTTTGACTTCGCCTTCCCTCAGTGGCGCAACTGGGACCACGTTGAACGCTTTGGTTCAAGCGATGACTGCGATGTCTACAAGCATTTTGTTAATCCACTTCCCTTATACGATGGCCCGTCACTCCCTAATCAATCAGTCGAGTGGGGCTATCACGATGTCAAACTAACTCAAGCCGTAAGCCTCTCAGGTCACTTTCAGTCAGAGAAATACTTTGAACACGCGATCGATGAGGTCAAGTGGTACTTCACAATGAAGGACGAACCTCTGTGTAATGACTATGTGGCGATCCACGTTCGGCGGGGGGATTACGATGACGCCTATCACCCGCGAGTCCCTGAGAGTTACTACCGAGCGGCAATGAGTGAGTTTCCCGATGCTCAGTTTCTAGTTTTCAGTGATGACATTGCGGAATGTAAAGAAATGTTTGGCTCGGAGGTCGATTACTCCGATGGACGTGATTACCTAGAGGACTTCAAGTTACTGAAACGCTGTAGGCACTTCATCATTGGTAACAGCTCCTACGGGGCAATGGCGGCAGTATTAGGCGAAGCGGAAGACAAGAGAGTGGTGACACCGCGTCCGTGGTTTGGCCCTAAGTACACCGGAATTACGGGTGCAGATATTTATCCTTCAGGCGCGGTGATTATTGACTACGCATGACTAGAGCGTTAATAACCGGAATCACGGGTCAAGACGGTAGTTACTTAGCTGAACTGCTTCTGAGTAAGGGATATGAAGTACACGGCATCGTCCGACGATCTTCTTCCTTCAATACGGGTCGCATAGACCACATCTTTGAACAGTTACACCTTCACTTTGCCGATCTCACCGACTCTTGCTCGTTAATGAATCTCTTGCAGAAGGTTCAGCCTCACGAAGTCTACAACCTCGGCGCACAGTCGCACGTACAAGTCTCGTTTGACATTCCTGAATACACCGGAAATGCCACCGGTCTTAGTGCTACTCGATTACTAGAGTCCATTCGAGGGCTACAACTTGAACCGAAGTTCTACCAGGCATCATCTTCTGAGCTGTTTGGTCAGGTCAAAGAGATCCCACAACGGGAAACGACACCGTTCTACCCACGCTCCCCGTATGGATGCGCGAAGGCTTATGCATATTACGTGACGGTAAACTACCGAGAAGCATTCGGGATGCAGGCGAGCAACGGGATTCTCTTTAACCATGAGTCCGAACGGCGCGGGGAGACATTCGTATCGCGCAAGATTACGCGAGCAGCCACTAGAATTAAACTCGGCCTACAGGACAAACTGTTCTTAGGGAACCTTGATGCACAGCGCGATTGGGGCCACGCAAAAGACTATGTGAGAGCGATGTACCTAATGCTCCAGCATGATGCGGATGACTACGTAATCGCTACAGGTGAGACGCACTCAGTCAGAGAGTTTCTGACGGCGGCATTTGGTTATCTGGATCTCGATTGGAAGCGATATGTAGAGGTTGATCAGCGATACTTCCGACCGGCAGAGGTTGATTTCCTGCAAGGTGACGCAAGCAAGGCAAGAAGGGTTTTAGGATGGGAGCCGGAAATAGGATTCACCGACTTAGTGCAATCAATGGTTGATGCAGATCTGAAATTAGCGCGGAATGAGGTACTTCTAGCCGCGTGAAGACGTATATATCAGGACATACAGGATTAGTTGGCTCTGCTTTACTCCGGCGTCTCCCTGACTCTATCACGCGCACGCGGGCAGAACTAGACCTGACCGACCAAAGGGCTGTTGACTACTTCTTCCACAAAGAGAAACCGGAATACGTTTACCTGGCAGCGGCTAAAGTCGGCGGGATACACGCTAATCAAACCTATCCGGCAGACTTCATTAGACACAATCTCGCCATCCAAACGAACGTGGTTCATTCCGCGTGGCAGCATGGCGTAAAGAAACTAATCTTTCTTGGCTCATCATGTATCTACCCTCGTGATTGTCCACAACCGATGAAGGAAGAATATCTATTGTCAGGCCAGTTGGAACCTACAAATCAGTGGTACGCGGTCGCCAAGATAGCCGGCTTGAAGATGTGTGAGGCTTATCGGAATCAGTATGGGTTGAATTGCGTGTCAGTGATGCCTACAAACCTTTACGGTCCTAACGATCATTTTGATTCGGTGAACTCTCATGTAGTTCCGAGTCTGATTAGTAAGTTTGCTAAGGGTGGCAAGGTAACGGTGTGGGGAACAGGCAAGCCAAAACGCGAACTGCTTCATGTTGATGACCTGGCTGATGCGCTCTTGACCATCATGGAGTCCTACGAAGGAGACCTAATCAACATCGGTTCAGGTGATGAAGTAACGATTCGGGAACTGGCAGAAATGATCGGAGAGATAGCCGGACACAGAGGGCCGGTTGAGTTTGACGAGACGAAACCAGACGGACCAATGAGGAAACTGGTTGACGGTTCAAAACTTAAAGCTTTCTGGCAACCTAAAATCACGTTACATGAAGGTCTCCGCGCAACCTTTCAACACTATCAAGCACGACTGGTACTTGCTTGATCACGGTTATGGATATTGTTTACGGTGCGGTACTGAGACTCCTGACAGTTATTGCGTAAAAGATGAGTTACCCACAGAACAAAGTCCCGAACATGCCGAACATTCCGCCTCCACCTGTACGTGAAGAACGTAAGTTGTCGGAACGTGATAAGAATCTGGAGATTGAGAGTATTAAGCGCACGTTATACAACGCGCTCGATAAGTTGGAACGATTAAAGACTAAGTAGTTTGACAATCATTTAGCGAGCCAGTGTACGCCTTTGAGCGTTACCCGCCCGCCGTGATCTTCGAAAGAGGATTGCGACGGGCTTTTTCGTTTTGGAGCACTCCCAAGATGCCCATTGAACGCAAGTCTTACCCTATTGCCGAACTCAAGAGCGACGACGACTCAGGAATTATTGAGGCGATTGTCAGCGTGTTTTCGAACATTGATCTCGGCAACGAGAAGGTAATGCCGGGGTTCTTCGCCAAGTCGATCGAGAAGAAACTCCCTAAAGGCGTGTGGGCGCATGACTGGAAGCAGCCCATCGCAAAGACACTCGAAGCGAAAGAACTTCTTCCTGGCGATCCGCTTCTTCCTGCTCATCTGAAGAAACTCGGCGGGGCATACATCAAGGGCCAATTCAATCGAGACACCCAACGAGGACGCGAAGCCTACTCCGACATCAAGTTTGGAATCATTGACGAATTCTCCATCGGTTACTCAGTCACTAAAGACGGCAAGGACAACGATACCGGAGCACGAGAACTGATCGAGGGTGAATGGAAAGAGTGGAGTCCAGTGCTGGTCGGAATGAACGATCAAACCGCGTTGATCTCCATCAAGTCTGACGATCACGAAGTTCAAGGTGTTCCAACTAAAGGAATGTTGGCCGAAGAGATGGCCCAGACCACGCCTTCGACTTGGGAGGTGCAGTCGGCGTTCTCTCGTGTGATTCGCAAGATTGCCGAGTCAGCCAAAAATTCAGACATAACAGATTTAGAGTTCGATTGGAAAGCTAAAGCTACGCTGGCGTGTTCTGAGTTGGGATCGGAATTGACGCCGTTAGTCATCGCTCAGATCGAAGAATACCTGAACAGTTCAGACAGTGAGTTTTACCTCAAAGGTTCGGTAGCCGATCCCTTTGAGTCCTTCGAAAAAGCGGTAGCCGCAATTGAGAAGAACACCGCCAATTTAGAGCGCAACCACGAGAACCGGGTCAAAGAAGGCCGGATTCTCTCTTCCTCAAATCGAGCCAAAGTTCAATCCGCTTATGACGCTCTCGGAGCGTTGCTGGCCGCGTCTGAACCCCCGCCGAAAGAGAAAGAGATCGATGGTGCCGCGCTAAGGACTCAATCGCTACGGATGCAGAGCAAGGCAATAGCAGCTCTGCTATGAGGGATTAAACGATGCCTTTAGAGCAGGATGCCGCGCTACTGCAAACAAAAGTAGCCGAGACACGCGCTTTTTGGGACAAGGTTGGCGATGCCGATCTAACCCAAGAGCAGAAGCAGGAAATCGACGGGATCAACAAGACGGTTGAAGAGTTGAGCGCGAAGGTTTCCGAGTCAAAAAAATACCAACAAATTAGAGCAGAGCAAGAAGCGTTAGCCGCTGGCTTGAATGCACCGGTTCACACTCCTGACTTTGGTAGCAAGGATCTCAAAGGTCGCGAACCTGAGCGTGAGACCAAGAGTGTTGGTGAGCGGTTCACTGACCGCAAGGAATTCAAGGAATGGTTCAAGAGCGTTGCGCCGTCCGGCGAGATCAACGAAACCTCATCGATCGGATTCTCCTGTCCACCGTTGACTCTCGAGGGTAAGGCTCTCGTGACTGGTTCGTCCGCTGCTTCCGGTGGCGCGTTGGTGCGACGTGACTATGCCGGTCTCGTTGATTTTCCGTTCCGTCCAATGACGTTGCGAGATGTCATTACGATTGGCCGAACGGGGTCAGATCTGATCGAGTTCCCGCGCGTAGTTAGCTACACCTCGGCTGCTGCCACCGTGGCCGAAGCAACGACTGCTCCAACATCCTTTAGTCAGGCAAGCAACGGTTTGAAGCCTGAGTCATCGATGGTCCTAGAGAAGGTTACGGCGACAGTGAAGACCATTGCTCACTGGATACCGCTAACCCGACGCGCTCTGTCTGATGCACCGCAAATCGAAACCCTCATCAACAACTTTCTCGAGTTTGGCTTGGATGATGCCGAGGAAACTCAGATCGTAACCGGCAACGGATCGGGCGAGAACTTCCTCGGTCTCGACAACACTCCAAACATCACTCTCCAGGCATTCGACACGGACATCCTGACCACGACCCGCAAAGCCAGAACAGCGGCAGCCGTAACAGGTCGCGCGCGGTCTACCGCGTTTGTGATGCACCCGTATGACTGGGAAGCCTTCGACCTCTTGAAGGACGCAGAGAACCGCTACTACTGGGGTGGCCCAACGGTTCTCGGACAGAAGATGTTGTGGGGTCTCCCGGTTGTTGAGTCTGAGGCGATGCGCCTAAAGACTTTTTACACAGGCGATCTCAAGCAGGCAATTTTGTGGGACAGAGAAATGATGACGATTCGCATGAGCGATGCGCCTAACGATTTCTTCCTGCGAAACATGTTGGCGATTCTCGCAGAACGCAGAGCGGCCTTCGGTGTGTTTAGACCGCCCGCAATCGTTCGCGGAGACCTTCTGGCAGGTCCTAACAGTTAATTAACCTCGTGGCGGTCCATAGCCCGTTACGCCAGCAGGCGGCTTCTCTTGCTCCCGTAGGAGGAGCCGCCCTTACTTTATGAAACTACTTTTTATCCTTCACATGTATCAGCCTTACCACAATGCGGGTGGTGAGACGACCGCGCACACTGCGATGAAGGCGATGGTAGATCGAGGCCACGATGTAACGGTAGTTTTTAGGCCGCAGAATGAAACCGAAGGCGACAAGTGTCCTGACATCTATGAATACGAGGGCGTGAAATGCATTAAGAGTCCGCTGAACACCGCCCAAGCATTCATTAAGGATGTGATCACTCGCATAGATCCAGACCTCTTAATCACTCACCTCGACCTGACCACCTTAGCGATGCAGTTGAGTCTTGATACTCATAAACCTTTGGCCCATTGGGTACACAACACAATGAGTCTTGATGTGTTTCATGTGTCCCCGCAGAAGTGCCAACTAGCAATCTTTAACTCAAATTGGGTGGCTGAGTTCTACAAGTGGAAAGGTCCACAGATCGTGATCCATCCCACGGTGGAGCCAGATCGCTATCGGTGTGAAAAAGGCACGAAGATCACGCTCGTTAATCCAACCCCAGGCAAAGGCGCGGATCAGTTTTATCAACTCTCCAAGATGCTCCCTGATTATGAATTTCTGACAGTGAAGAGTGTTTATGGCGAACAGATCGCGGTGCCGAATATATCGGCTCATCTTCACCCGAACGTGGAAACGATGGAGCACACGGCAGACATCAGGGAAGCGTTACGCAAGACAAAAGTTCTCCTGATGCCCTCGCAGTACGAGTCCTATGGTCGCGTAGCAGTCGAGGCGGCGTGTTCTGGTATTCCGACTATCGCTCACCCGACCCCCGGGCTATTGGAAGCGTTGGGTGACGCGGGAATCTTCTGCGATAGAGACGATCTCCCGTCATGGAAGAACGCTATCGAGCGGTTAATGACAGATGATGTCTATTACCGCAAACGCTCAGATTTAGCCCTCGAACTAGCTAACAGTCTCGATCCTGAGAGCGAATTCGATCGATTGGAGGAAGCATTGTTAGTCACTAGCAGAGCATTTAACCAGGAGGACGTAATGGAAAGAGTTTTGTACGCCAATCGAAGGTTTGGAAAGAAGCCTGATGGCAGTCTGAGCGATCAGATGCACGAGTGTCGCTCGCTCGTTTGCGGTGGTCCAGGTGCGCCAATTCCTTTCGAGTGTTTAGAGGAAGCAAAGGCGTTGGGTTATGCCGATATACCCGCAGATCAGCCGTCAGAGAAGACCGAGATTCTTCTGGACACGAAAGCACTAACTGAAGCTCCAGAGAACAAGGCGATTCAGGAACCTGAGCAGAAGAAAACAAGGAAGCGAAAGACCGCCTGATGTACGTCGAGAACGAAGATGTCAGAGATGCAGCCGAGGGGATGGCTGTTGATGAACTCGGAGAACATGAGTTGGAACAGATAATTCTCCGCGCTTCACGCATGTTCGATCTCGCTTGCGGAGTTGAGCCTGAATACTTCGAGGCTAATGACGCCGACGCTACCGAGCGAACATTCTATGGCGATGGGTCGAACTTTCTAAGGCTTGATCCTTATGTTCCGGGTTCTTTGAATACAACGATCACCTTTCCTGAAGGCTATTCGGATCTCAGTTTTGTTGAGCGTGATGGTTACTTAGTGAGAACAGAGAACTCGTTTCTTGTTTCGCGTCACGTTTACGGTGGGTGGTATGTGAACGCTCCGATTACAGTGTCGGCCCAGTGGGGTCTTGAAGCCACTCCTGATGACGTAAAACAGGCGGTCATTGAACTAACGATCAACTTGTGGCGCGAGATTGATCCGGCGCATTTGAAGTTAGTCGGTGTCGATAATCAACCTCTCAGGGAGACGTTACCGCCGAGGGTATCCGCAATCGCTAAGAAGTATCGGGTTAAGAATGGAGTGATGGTTTGATTCGCTTCGAGCTTCAAATCGACGGGGCAACGGAGATTGATAGAGCCTTCAATCGCATAGATCGCTTCATCTCGGATTTTAGAAATGTATGGCCGGCAGTTACGGATGAGTTCTACGCGATTGAAGAGAGTCAGTTTGCTTCTCAAGGATCTAAAGGGGCGTCAGGTAGGTGGGCACCGTTGAGCAAGGCTTATGCGGCTTACAAAGCGCAAGCGTTTCCCGGTCAACCGATATTGAGAGCAGAGAATAGTTTGTATGAATCGCTCACTAGTCCTGAAGGTTTGGACTCGATTTATCGGGCCACACAGTTTGAATTAACGATTGGGTCAAAAGCTCCTTATGCAACGGCACATCAACGCGGATCAGGAAGGATGCCAGCACGCCCTCCGATCTCTTTGACTGAGAGCGACAAGCGCAGGATGCAGAAAGCAATTCAACAGGGGCTAGTGAGATTCACGCGCGAGTGTGGATTCCAAGTGGAAGAGAGAGCGGCCTAAAACTTAAAGGCTGAAAGTTACCTAAGATGCCGTGGACGCCGAACGCAAACGAACCTAGTGCGGTCTTTGAAGAACCGATAATCAATAACACGCTGGCGATCATTGAAAGAGATTTCAAGAACGCGCTCGATTACTTCTACGCAAGCGATCGTCTACCAGACTTCAAAGAGCGAGCGTTAGGCCAGATACGTGATCTGGCTTTTCCCACACTGGCAATCACGCCTCGGGTAAACGACACGGAAGAAGCGGCGGATCGCTCACACATTGTCGAGGCTTGCACGCTTGATATTTACCTCGGGGTCAAGGGGAGTTCAGCGAATGAAGTTACGCGATTGATTATGAAGTACGTCAGGGTCATGGATGCAATTTTACGAACAGCGCGAGCAGACTTCTTTACCGATATGAGCAATCCATTTGGCGTGGTCTTACAAATAAGACATTCATACGGGCCAGTAGGCTCAAAAGAAACGCAATATTTTCGGGCGGCAATAGTAGAACTCACAGTTAACTTGAGAGAGCGATAGGAGATAACACATGGCAGACAATTGGCTAACTACTCGGGTGGCACTAGGGCCAGGTAAGCTCTATGCCAACTTGGGAGGCACGACAAACTCTCCGTGGGACGGAGCTTCTGGTGTTCGTCTCCTACTGGCTTCTGATGGGCAGCCAAACGCTACTCAGAACCCGAACTACCTTCATCTCGGCATGACCGAGGGCGGCGAAGAGTGGTCAGTTAAAGACACTGCTACCCACTTTAAGGCCGACGAGTTTCCCACTCCGATCATCTCGCGCATTACCGATCAGGAAATCGTGATCACTGGGTCGCTGTTACAGATCAGTGATATGGCTGTGCAGGCGATGATGAATACCACGGCAACGAGATCGGACGTGGGCGGATCTGAGGGTCTAACTTGGGGCAGTCTGACGCCGACAATTACCTATCGATCGTTTGCGGTGATCTGGCCTGTCGAAGGTGATACGACCAAATTCACCGTGTTCCATGTCTACAAAGCGTTTAACGACACCGGAATGGCCGCGCAAATCTCCAGCACCAAACTGGGAGCATCACCTTTTGCCATTCGTGGTTATCCGATTACCACCAGAACGGCGGGCGACATGAGTGCACGCTTCTTTAGACAAGTTTCGGGAACAAGCTGATGAATAAACCGATGAACGCGGCTGCTTACCGCGCACACGCAGAACAGGTAAAAGCCCAACGTCCTTCCGATTTGGTTACGTTGAAATCAGGGTCGGTGTTTGAGCTATGCCGACCCAACATTCAGACGTGGGTGATGACCGGGAGAGTGCCACAATCCCTCTTAGAAGCAGGCATAAAGGCGTGGAAGGAACAGGGTAAGGTTCCTGTGAGCGCACAGAAGGGTAGCCCGTCAATCGTCACGGACTCCGCTATCTTCTTTGTCCGACTCGTGCAGGAATGCACTGTTAATCCCAAACTGGTTGAGTTTCCTGATCCTGATAAGAACGAGATTGGGCCAGAGACAATGTTGGATGAAGACTTTTGGGAGATTGTTGGATGGGCCATGACGGGACAGGGGGTGGCAGGCATAGACGGCCTGCAGACGTTTCGTGCAGGACGAAAACGGGGAACTTCTGGCAGTCGCTCTAAGCGCAAGAAACTTCAGCCTGAGACCGTCAGCTCTGCTGCAAATTGAGGATGAGGTTTTAGCCTTCGATTTCGATCTGACCTGTACTACTCGGTTGCTTTATTACGATCAGGACGCAGAGAATGTCAGATTAGACGCAATGACGATGGGTCAATTCTCGAAAGCAATGGGTTCAAGCCCGATAGGAAATGTCCCAACCAACGTCATCACACAGGCTGATTTTCGAGATCAGGGACTCTAAGACGGTTTTGATTTGCCAGTGTTGCGATAAGCCAATTCTCGATATTGTCGGCGGTGAGTTACAGATTATTTCCAAGCATGGGAGCGCGAAACACACAAACATTCTGAGCGTTGAATACTTAAAGATGCTCGTCTTTGAAATGGAAAGACAGAAGGGTAGTTAGACAACTTAATCCTGAGTGATTCCTTGTGAGTCCAGTTCTCTTGAGCTGGGCTTTCTTGTTTTTATGGCAGACGATCTTTCATTACTGTTTCGACTGCGCGCGCAGAACCAAGCCTCACCCGCAATCAAGCAGGTGCAGGGCGATGTCTCTAGACTCACCAAGACAACCTCCACAGAGTTCAACGCCATGCAGCAGGTCACTACCTCTGCACTGGGCCGGATCACGTCTTCACTAACTAACTTTTCTTCTCAGATTCCGGTTGTTGGTAATGCCGTATCCGGCCTGTCAGATGAACTGACGACAATGGCAACGTCAACAGGGGCATCGGGGAGCCAGTTTGCCGCCCTTGCGGGACCGATTGGGATCGCAGTTACGGTCATCGGAGCACTTACTGGGGCCGCAGTGTTAGGCGGTAAGGCTTTATTTGATCTAACAGTAACGACCGCAGACTTTCAGGGGAAGCTATTTGATCTTGGTCAGCAAGTCGGGGTGAGCGTCGAGACTCTTTCCACGCTGGACATTATTGCTACGCAGACGGGCGGCAGTATTGAAACGGTCACAGCAAGCCTCGGAATCTTTCAGAAGACACTAGAAGCGGCGCAAGATCCAACCTCAAAAGAAGCCGAACTATTAGCCGAACTCGGAATTACTTCAAGTGATACCGAAGTCGCTTTAAGACAAGCACTCAAGGCGCTTTTTGATCTAGGTGAAGGATCGGAGCAGACAGCCAAGAGTCTCGAGTTGTTCGGGCGTGGTGGCCGATTTGTTAATGCCATCATGAAAGAGAGCGGCGGCAATATCGACGTGCTCATGGAGAAGTATCGTGACCTCGGAATCCTCATCACCACAGACGTAGCCTCCGCGTCGGATCAATTCAACGACGACCTCGACACGATCAATCGACAGGTAAGAGCACTCACGGCAGAGATCGGCAACGAGTTGATGCCGACCGTGTTGGCGGCGATTCAGCAGATAGGTCAATTCTTAGAGCAGAATCGTGGAGTCCTGGCGAATTGGGTCACGGACGTTGAAGACGCCATCAGGGGGGTATCAAGGTTCGCTGATGCTATCTATCCGTTAGTCGATGCAATCACCGCGCTCGTGGTGGTTCTCGAACGGGCCAACCTCTTACAAGGAACAATCGGCTCGCTTATCGACGCCGCGCAACTACTCGGGCAGAACCCAGAGATTGCCCCGCTCAAGATTCCCGATCTTGCGGTCCCGATTCGGCCCAGTACGACTCTGCCAGGATCTATTTCAGCCCCTAAGAAATCGGGTAAATCAGAAGCTGATGCTTCTCTCCAATTACTAAAGCAACTTCAGACAGAGATGTTGCGACTTGAAGATGCAACGAAGACTCAAATTGTAGCGGCTGAATTACTGGACGAGAAGTACAAGAACATCAATCCAGAGATTAAGAGACAGATTGAGCTGTTGGCCCGCCTGATTGATACCAAGAAGGATCAGCAAGAAGTAGATGAGCAAATAGAAGCGGCGGCGAAGGAATTAAAGCAGGCCATCGACGCAGAGGTTAAGTCGCTTATCTCGTTTATCGAAGCGCAGAGATTAACGATTAGAGGAACACAGTCAGCTATTGACGCGGCAGATGAATATATTTTGCGGTTTGACAATCTCAGCGGGGCAATGGATGAGGTAATTCAGGCCCATCTGCGATTTCAAGCCATCCTCATTGACTCATCCAAACACGCCCAGCAATTAGCCGAAGACTTAGCCCGAGTTGCAGAAATCACTCCACCCATCGGTGGTACTCCACCGTTTGACGGAACTACCGTTCCCGAACCTGGCACCGTCCCGATTGACATTGAGGGTGAGATTGGCCCACCACCTGAGTTAACGATTTGGGAAGAAGCGATCGGGTCTCTCCAAGATCGGATGGTGAACTTCTCTGACTTCCTCGGCGGCACGTTTATCGACTCCCTCCACGGTGTGGCCGACGCGCTCGCGCAAGGCATTGAAGCATGGGCTTTATACGGCGGCTCGTTTGGTCAGGCAATGAAGCAAGCCCTAGCTGCACTTGCCGCGAAGATTGCCGCAGAAGCCACGTTACAAGCCGCGTTGCATGCTGCTTATGCCATCGCATCTCTCGCCTTTGGAGACTTTGGTAGCGCAGCAAGGCACGGAATTGCAGCGGCGAAGTTTGCGGCTATTGCTGGAGGCGCGGCGTTAGGCGCGCGCGCGTTAGCAGGCGGCGCATTCGATCAAGGCGGTAGTGGTTCATCATCAGGGAGTGGGAATCGATCCACCTCACGCAATAACACACAGAACCAGAATGAGAAGTTGGCACCTATCGACATTCCGCGTAACGCTCAAGGCCAACATTTGACCGTGAAGATTCAACCGCCTGAAGGATGGGTGGGCCAAGAGTTTCGTAAGGACTACAACTTAAACGGAGTGACCCGACTAACGATCTTGACTGACGGACAGAGTTAAAGATGCCAGCAGAATTTCCATTTCCGAGTGTTAGTGGTTCAAACCCAATCCCGCTTTTCTATGAGAAGTTGCCGGAGCGTTTCAATGTGGGCCGGACTATCTACGACGACAGCGGCGTCGATAAGAAACTTCAATCAGGTGGAGCGGGAGTCAAGACTTACGTAATCCGCTATGACGGACTCACTGCCGCAGAGGCGGCCATCCTTGATAACTGGGCCGCAACGATGTTCTACAGCGAAGATGAAGGAAGCGCCTACGCCTGTAACTTCAGGGAGCACGTAGCGGGAACAGCATGGACAGACACGAGCGGAACACTCCTTTCAAATGTCTACATAGCAGCGGGTGGTTACAAGAAGTCCCACGAGAAAACATGGTCTAACGCGCGTGAATTCCTGATGGAGAAATACGGCTAATGCAGGCTGTGAACTCCGCGCTTCAGACCGAATTAGACAAGGGACTTGGTAGTCCTGTTGTGCTCGTAGACTTGTTCGAGTTCTACGCGGCAGACGAAGTACCAGGCGCAACCGGATTCGATCCGGCTGATGCTATCGAGACTTTTGCGGCTCAAGAGATTACGTGGAACTCCATCGCTTATCGACGCGAAGTAATCAATCGCTCGGACATCATCAAGTCGATCACTGAGAAGATCAATTCAGTAACCCTCACCTTCAGCAACATCAGTCGTTATCTTGCAACATTGGCGCAGAGTCAGGACATGGAAGGAATGATCGTCGTCATTCGCTGTGTCGCACCCTCGGTCACTGATGACAGTTTGGTGTTGTTTACAGGAAGATGCGGGAAACCGTCAGACATTGACAAGCAAACATTCTCGATTACCGCTACGCAGGATTTCGGCAATATCAACATCACGATCCCGCCAAACAAGTTTGAGTCAGACGATCCAGAGGGCCGCTTACCTTCCGATCCCGAATTTGAGGGAATCCCATTTAATGCTATTGGAGGTTCTTTAACCTTCCCGCAAGTAGTCCCTGCCACTTCCTTCTTCGGGCGGCTCTTTGGGCGTCGGAAAACTGTTCAGACTACCGCGCAGTGGTCGTCTACAGATAACACTCCTTATGGTCAGGTGATCCGAGAATGTTTTGGGCGCACCCAGGTTGAACTAATCATTTTCAACTGGGCCGATAAGGGAACACACGTGGGCTATTTGGCGGCTGTTTCACGTGGCCCGGTTGCCGCTATTACCAACATTAAATCTCGCACCGAAGGACTCAGCGATCCCGTTTGTAACTTTGCGAATCCTCCTGCTCCCGCTGTCACGCACTTAGGAAATGTGGGCACCGCGAATGGAGCGGCTACGTGTCAGTCCGATCTGGCCAGAGGTTTGTACTTCTCGAAACTGGCTTACATCGAAGGGGCTGCTATCGGCTTTCAGAACGGGCAGATTGTTCCGTTAGGTTTGGACGAGCAGGACACGCCTCCGGTACTGACGGCAATCGTCAGAGGCCGGAAGATGCCGGTGCGTAACTCATCGGGTGTTTATGGAGGTGAGGAGTGGTCTAACAATCCGGTGGATATTCTCCGTTTCATA